AGTCATCGGGCATTATCTGAACATAAAACACTATCAATAAGTTGGAGTCATTACCGTTATTATCGGTGCTGCAGGTAAAGGGGGGGGAGCCGGAAGAAATTCAGGTAGTGAAGGTGGCACAACTTATTTCGGTTCCCTGATAACTGCACCGGGTGGTACAGGCGGTGGCGCGGGGGGAGCATCTGCAAACACATCATATATTCAGGGTATTTCATGGGGTGCCAGTCCGACATCGTCCGGTACTGTACTAAGAGCATTTCGCTGTAGTGCAAAAACACCAGGTGCAATGGTTATCTCTGTTAAAGCTGTTGCAGGTGGTACCGGGGGGGATACACCACTAGGTTCAGGCGGTATAGGTGGTGCAAGTTCTTCATCATTCAGCGGACGTGGTGGTGGTAAAGCTGAGGGCTTTGGTGCTGGCGGAGGCGGAGCCTGCGCACCTGCCAGAAGTGAGGCTCAATCGGGAGGTGACGGTGCCCCGGGAATAGTTATTGTTGAGGAGTATGCCTGATGAGTAATTTTGCTCTGATTGAACATGGCGTGGTGAAAAATATTATTATCTGGGATGGAGAGGGTGATTTATTCTCTAACTGCGAAATTATAAATATTGATCATATAGATGCAGGCGTCGGTTGGTTCTATTCTGACGGAGAGTTTATAGCGCCACCGGAACCGGAAATGACTGAATATGATGTTGGTAATATCGACGCGGTGATGGAATCAGATACCAGCACCGCGCCGGGGGTTATCTGGCCAGTTCCACCTGAGATGGTTTAATCTCAATCAGAATGGGTTCGCCCTTCTCGTTAACAGATATTTCCATTCCTTCAGGGATTTCAGATGCAGTAAAAAACCAGTTATCTTCTGGTAATTCCACAGCCCCGGTCACGTCATGAAGACCGGGGATTACTTCAGTCAAAGTAACAGGATTAAACAGGCGCACAATAAACTCTCCAGGAAAAAGCACTTGTTGATGGTCTTCCGTCGTACATCTGGCAGCGGACATAAAAACCTGTATTACTGATCTGGTCATCCACGATCATTGAAACGTGAACGTTATTAGGTGTGGCCTCGTAATCTGTTCTTATTCTTTCCGCTATGCTGATAAAACGTGAAAGCTTAGGTAGTGCAATTGGATAAACGACTTTAGCCAGCCCATTATCATTGGAACCACCAGTTCCAAATACTTCTATTGCACCATCTGACCAGCGTATCCACGCACCATTGGCATTAGCTCCTCGCTGAATGACATATCTGGCTTCTCCCAAACCAAGGTTTTCGAGAGCTGTTTTCACCGTGCCATCCGATTTGATATCGCCAAACGGATTCTTGCGGCTTAACAGCAGCGCACGAAGCGCGGTAAGCAGCTGGTCGTGCCGCCCCTTCTCCAGGCTGGCACCGGATGCCTCCACCACGCTGCAAAGCTCCTCCTGCAACATGTCAAAGTAGTCATCATCCAGATCGGTGGCAGGCGTGCCGGTCTGGGGGTTACCACGGGTAAAACCGTTCTTACCCGCGCCGAACTTATCCTTCTGCGCGGTTTCCAGCCCAGCAGAGTCTTAAAGAGCATCTGCCGGACATCGTCCACCACATCATACGAAGCAAACTGACCGCGCTCATCACGCCCGTTACTCAGTATGACAACCACGGAGAAGCCCTCTTTCAGCTCCTGCCAGTAGTCGGTCTGGCTTTTGTTTTCTCCCGGAGAGTCATCACCCGGTACCACATACGCCGCCGGGAGTCTCAGCTTTCCGACCTCCGGCAGATTTTTGAACTGTGCCGCGCCTGCCACCCGGTTTTCAAAATACGGGCAGCGGGCACGCAGCGCAGCAATAACAGGCGTCAGTTTCATCTGTGTCGTCGCTCCGGCTTCAGTGATTTACGCAATTCCCGCGCCAGAAAATAGCGTGTCCAGCTGCGGTTCTTTTCAAGCGTTTCCACCATGAAGTTATTACGTGGAGCCAGTCGCCAGCCGCTGCCACCGGATGCACCACGATGATGGCTGCGACGACGCTTTGCCCCTCGCCTCACGCCATAGAACAAAAAAGCCGGATAAAAATCACCGGTGATACGGCGGTTTCCCTCTCCATTACGCTGGTTAGGGGCTATACGTGCCATAAAACCAGGGCGATGTTTACTGGCTCTGGGTACCATGTAACCAATCGAACGAGCCAGGCGTCCGGTCTGATAACCGGGGTTTTCACCCGGTGCCGACCGCGCACGGCGCATCACCAGCCGACGGGCATCACGCATATGACGCTGACCAATCGTGACAAACGCCCGCCGGACACGGGCGCGGTTAAAGCGCATCTCCGCGGGCTGCTGAAAATCAACGTGCAAAAAGGAAGTCGTCATTGTTGCCTCCGTGACTCTGCCTACATTCGCCCAGCTCCGTACACTCCAGCAGCAGAAAGCGCCGCGCCCCGTTCAGATCGCGCTGACGTTTCATCCGGTAACCGCGCTGATGACGGGATTGTCCTGGCTTGTATTGCTTCCAGCCTTCGCTTTTGTGGCTTTCACAATAGCCTGACGGGTCTGTGGTGGTATGGCGGCAGCCACGAACACGGCAGGCTTTTGGGATTCGTGATGGCATATGTACTCCAATGAAGAAGCCACCGACATAGCCTCCTCCATTCATCGTGAAACTATTTTCATCTACCCAGTAATGAATTCTTTGTAGAGTTGTGATCAATACAACTCACTAATGGAGAGGCTTGTCCAACACGTTGGACAAGTTTCCTGTTTGATTTACTGGACACTATAGAAGGACAGAATGCCTTCATCACTCGAATAACATCAATTAAGGAGGTTCAACATGTTTCATTCCACAAATCATCAGGCTGTAATTATGGCTGCATCAGCTTGTACCACAGACCTTTTCCGCTTCACTTTGAGCCTGATTCATTTCTACCTGACCGGCTCGCCTCTATCTTTTTAATCCCCGCTTTATCCAAATTGCATTGCCAGAATGCCGACAACAGACTGACATTCAAATCCAGACTACCTCCAATAGTCTGACCGTACACCTATATAGTTTTAATTTTCATCAATCCATTTAACTATCGTTTAATTGTTGTCACATAGGATTCTGCCGTTTTTAACAATGCAGGATAATAAGATGAAAAAAATGTTGTTTTCTGCCGCTCTGGCAATGCTTATTACAGGATGTGCTCAACAGACGTTTACTGTTGGAAACAAACCGACAGCAGTAACACCAAAGGAAACCATCACCCATCATTTCTTCGTTTCGGGAATTGGACAGGAGAAAACTGTTGATGCAGCCAAAATTTGTGGCGGCGCAGAAAATGTGGTTAAAACAGAAACCCAGCAAACATTCGTAAATGGATTGCTCGGTTTTATTACTTTAGGCATTTATACTCCGCTGGAAGCGCGGGTGTATTGCTCACAATAATTGCATGAGTTGCCCATCGATATGGGCAGCGCTATCTGCACTGCTCATTAATATACTTCTGGGTTCCTTCCAGTTGTTTTTGCATAGTGATCAGCCTCTCTCTGAGGGTGAAATAATCCCGTTCAGCGGTGTCTGCCAGTCGGGGGGAGGCTGCATTATCCACGCCGGAGGCGGTGGTGGCTTCACGCACTGACTGACAGACTGCTTTGATGTGCAACCGACGACGACCAGCGGCAACATCATCACGCAGAGCATCATTTTCAGCTTTCGCATCAGCTAACTCCTTCGTGTATTTTGCATCGAGCGCAGCAACATCACGCTGACGCATCTGCATGTCAGTAATTGTCGAGTTCGCCAGCTTCAGTTCTCTGGCATTTTTGTCGCGCTGGGCTTTGTAGGTAATGGCGTTATCGCGGTAATGATTAACAGCCCATGACAAGCAAACGATGATGCAGATAACCAGAGCGGAAATAATCGCGGTTACTCTGCTCATACCTCAATCTCTCTGACCGTTCCGCCTGCTTCTTTGAATTTTGCAATCAGGCTGTCAGCCTTATGCTCGAACTGACCATAACCAGCGCCCGGCAGTGAAGCCCAGATATTGCTGCAACGGTCAATTGCCTGACGAATATCACCGCGATCAATCATCGGTAAAGCGCCACGCTCCTTAATCTGCTGCAATGCCACAGCATCCTGGCTTTTCGGAGAGAAGTCTTTCAGAGCAAGCTGCTTACGGTAAGCATCCCACCAGCGTGAAAGAAGCTGATAACGTCCGGCGGCTGTTGATTTGAGTTTGGGGTTTAGCGTGACACGTTTGCGAGGGTGATCGGAGTAATCAGTGAACAGTTCACCACCAACAATAACATCATAACCGTGGTTACGTGTCGGTTGTCGCCCGTTATCCGTTCCTTCTGACCATGCCACCATATCCAGGAAAGCTTTACGCTGGGAATTTAGTGCCTGCATAAATTACTCCTTCGAGCTACCAAATTTGTTACCGATTACTCGCATTGCAGCCCCACGAATAGCATCGACACCGATCAGCCCCACGCCACCACCAATGGCAACAGAAAGCGATTTAGGCCATCCGACATACTCAAGAGCGGATGCAAAGGTCAGCGTCAGAGCGCCACATAGCAAAATCTCGAGCGTTTTTCGCTTCCAGCCACCACCACCGCCAAAATAGGCGATGCGCAAACCAGCCATAACGATCGACATAATCACTGCACCCAGCGGTGTGTCTCCACGCCACCAGCTCTGGACCAAGTCCAGCCAGGTATTTGGGTTATGAGGCATTTCGTCATCTCTCACCTCGCGATATTTGCGGGTGCTGTGTTGGAAATAAAAAGGCCACGCAACGTGGCCACCAGAATTATTTCCCCACCAGTTCACTTACCTCTTTCACCGTCTGATTAAACCGCTCTGACTCAAGTTCAACACCTAACGCCCGACGCCCCAGCGCCATTGCTGCTTTTATTGTGGAACCGGATCCCATAAAGAAATCAGCAACCAGATCACCAGGTCGACTACTGGCATTGATTATTTGCCGGAGCATATCCGCCGGTTTCTCGCACGGATGTTTACCCGGGTAGAACTGAACGGGCTTATGCGTCCAGACATCGGTATAAGGCACGGAGACTGATACGGAGAAATAGCGCCGGAGAGATTTAAACTCATCCAGCAATTCAGAATATTTGCGATTCAGTGAATCATAAGATGCCACCAGCTGGTGGTGTGGTTGTTCCAGTTGTTGTTCCTGAAACTTCTCTGCCGCTATACGGGAAAACAGTGCCTGTAACTTCCGATAGTCAGCCTCATTCGGCAACTGCCACTGACTGGCACCAAACCAGTGGGAAACCATATTTTTCTTACCTGTGGCTTCGGCAATTTGTTTTGCCGTTATACCCAGTTCGGCACGAGCATCCCTGAAATACGATATCAGCGGTGCCATTATGTGCTGTTTGAGTTCCCTTTCTTTTGCCGCATAGCCGTCACTTTTGCCGCGATATGGCCCCTGGTAATGTTCAGCAAACAGAACGCGCTCTGTGGCAGGAAAATATGCGCGCAGACTTTCTTTATTACACCCATTCCAACGTCCGGACGGCTTCGCCCAGATGATATGGTTAAGCACGTTGAAACGTTCACGCATCATGATCTCAATATCAGATGCCAGGCGATGCCCACAGAACAGGTAAAGGCTTCCGGCAGGTTTTAACACCCGCCAGAACTGGGCCAGACAGTGGTCCAGCCACTTAAGGTAATCTTCGTCCCCTTTCCACTGATTGTCCCAGCCGTTGGGTTTCACCTTGAAGTACGGCGGATCGGTAACAATCAGGTCAATGGAATCATCAGGCAGGGACTGAATAAAATGCAGGCAATCAGCGTTGATTAAATCAACACTGTTTATTTTTACAGTATTTTTCATGGATCAGTAAGCGTAACTCTGGTAGGCTCACTCTGCTTTTGCGCTAAAGCAGTGGGCCGTGGTTCGCTTGTGACCAGTAAGCATGAGCGAATGGCTGGCAGGTGCTACCAACACCCACCAGCCGCCCATTTTCACAAATTAAAAGCCCTTCATTGCTGAAGGCGTCTGTAACAGCCGAACTGGTAATCTGCCAGCCCCGCCATAACCAGCTGGGTCAGTATTAACTGACAGCGTTCGCGTGAAAGGTATGTGTTTTGTGCAATCTCCCCGACTGTTGCCGGTTTGCCGTTTAATTCATTAAAAACAACTTTCGCCGTTTCTGTCATATCTAGCTGTTTTAGCATGTTTTTTACCTTCATGGTTAACATGACATACCAATAACTCTTGTCTAAAAAGCCAGCAAGATAAAAAGTCAGTATTCACGACCACCAGCGTGTTTACCGTACTGCACCAGGTTTACAGGTACAAAAAAACCCGCTCGACGGCGGGTTTAAGCTGTGTGGCGAAGTAACCACTCTTAACAGCATAACCAATTTTTTACGTACGTAAACCTCTAAACAATATTTGTGAGAATGATATCGAGTGTTCAAAACACCACCACAATCACATAAGGAAAAATAAACAAATAATCATTAAATAATTTCCGACGTTATTTTCAATGAGTTTAAATTAAAGAGATGATTTATAGAACACTTATTAATAACAACCTTTAATATAATTTAGCTACCAAATTTATTTTCTTTCAGAGAATAGTCATGTACAGCATGCAATAGAAAAAGTTCAGATAAAAATAGAGATCTAGATCACAATTTAAATAAGAATCTAAAACTTATATCTTGAATTAATCACATTGATTAGATGAATATTTGTCGCGCAGGGCATCATTTTTTAATAAATGTTCAAAAAAAGGTCTCACGATGAAAAAATTAACAGTGGCAATTTCTGCTGTAGCTGCATCAGTACTGCTGGCGATGTCTGCTCAGGCAGCAGAGATTTATAATAAAGACAGTAACAAGCTGGATCTGTACGGAAAAGTTAATGCTAAGCACTACTTCTCCTCTAACGAGGCAGATGATGGTGACACTACTTATGTTCGTCTGGGCTTCAAAGGCGAAACCCAAATCAACGATCAACTGACTGGTTTCGGTCAGTGGGAATACGAATTCAAAGGCAACCGTGCTGAATCTCAGGGTTCTTCCAAAGATAAAACCCGTCTTGCCTTCGCTGGTCTGAAATTCGGTGACTACGGCTCCATCGATTATGGTCGTAACTACGGTGTAGCATACGACATCGGTGCGTGGACTGACGTACTGCCAGAATTCGGTGGTGATACCTGGACTCAAACCGACGTATTCATGACTCAGCGTGCAACTGGTGTTGCAACTTACCGTAATAACGACTTCTTTGGTCTGGTTGATGGCCTGAACTTTGCTGCTCAGTATCAGGGCAAAAATGACCGTAACGATTTCGAGAACTACACCGAAGGTAACGGTGATGGCTTCGGTTTCTCTGCTACCTATGAATACGAAGGATTCGGCATTGGTGCGACCTATGCAAAATCTGATCGTACCGACACTCAAGTCAATGCAGGGAAAGTTCTTCCTGAAGTATTTGCTTCCGGTAAAAATGCAGAAGTTTGGGCTGCAGGTCTGAAATATGACGCTAACAACATTTACCTGGCCACTACCTATTCTGAAACCCAGAATATGACGGTGTTTGCTGATCACTTCATTGCTAATAAAGCACAGAACTTCGAAGCTGTTGCACAATATCAGTTCGATTTCGGTCTGCGTCCGTCCGTTGCTTACCTGCATTCTAAAGGAAAAGACTTGGGTGTTTGGGGTGATCAGGACCTGGTTGAATATGTTGATGTAGGTGCAACTTATTACTTCAACAAAAACATGTCTACTTTCGTTGATTACAAAATCAACCTGCTTGACAAAAATGACTTCACTAAAGCACTCGGTGTAAGCACTGACAACATCGTTGCTGTAGGATTGGTTTACCAGTTCTAATCTGGTTACTAAAAGATATGTTGCGGGAGGCGTTGCCTCCCCAACATATAAGTGGCTCCCTCAAGCCACTTCCTTTAGAAGCACTACCTTGCTTCTGACTATATAAACCTTCTGTTATATATTACCCTTTATTTTGGGGGCGTTGACACGCCCCATTTTTAATAAAATTAAGTGAACAATTAGCGTATCAATTGGACTTCGTAACAACGATATCCATCTCTAACCGGATATCTAATGCCATTAACATTCCTTCAATTATTCCCTCAGCCTTCTGTAACTTTTTCCCGATATAACCATCAGAGCAACAATGCTTGCTTGCAAGTGACATGAATGTCATACCGCCGACATAATAATCCACTAGTAAATCATGCAAATCGCTGTTGTTCTTTTTCAGACGGGCCATACATCCGCAAACGATCATCGCGTCATCATCACAACATTGCGGACGGGATTTTACTTTTGAAGGAAGTACCCCCTTAAAACCAGCAGCAATGGACGACCAGGTCACATCCTCACGGTTATTAGCTGCCCATGCCCCCCAACGCTCAAGAACCATCTGAATATCACGCATCAACTTTCTCCACAAAATCAGGCCAGCACGCCAGTTGCCAGCGCACGATCGATAAAACGAAATATCAACTCCAGCTGGGAGCCATACTTCTCTTCAAATGCCGCGGTATCCGCATGCAGCTCGTCGTGATGCTTTCTGCACAAAGGCAATACAAAGAGGTCATGCGCTTTTGTACCCATTCCGCCCTGACCGTGGCCTATCAGGTGGTGGGGATCATCAGCAGGCTTTCCACAACATGCACACGGCTGTGTCTTAACCCAGCGCGTGTACTTTTCGTTAACCCAGCGGCGACGTTTTGGGCGTAACATAAAAGACTCCGGCGACTCCGGATCCACTTTCAGCGCCAGCACCTTTTTCACTTTATCCTGGATGATGCTGGTGGCAGGAACCGAAGGAACAAGGTCACTTTCCCGGGTGACAGACGGCACAACAGGCTTCGGTAATCTCAGTGCCTTACGGGCTGCACTTTCCGGCAAGGCTCCCGCCAGGTCATTACGAACCAGCCACCAGCACAGTTCCGGCATTGTCACAACGTGACTGTCATCAAAACCGAGATCCCGACGCACAACAGACAACACCCAGCGGGCACAGTTATCCGTTGCCATTGATTCCAGCCGTTCCGTGAACTGATCGCGCAGCTGGTTATCGCAGTGCCAGCACAGACGGATTGCACCCGGCGCGTGTCGCATTGTGGTCATGTTCTCGCTGTGCCAGTCGGAATGAGGCCACTGGCAGCCTTTTTCACGAAGTAACCAGCTTTCAAGACATTCCACGCCACCAGCACGACGGATCACTGCCTCATTGCGGAACACGGCCCGAACGGCAGGATCATCCGCCAGCGGTTGTGATGCCGCCGGAACAGCACCACTGGCGAAAGATGAATAACGTTCCGGCTCAGGCTCCAGCAGGACACGCCCCTGCATAAACAGGGGCATCAGCTCTGAACCTGGTCTGAACAATACGATCCCCATACGCGGGGCAATTTCAGGGGTCAGTAGTGCTCTCACGGTCACCTCAATGAACGATATCGAGCAGCTTTAACAGCTCAGGGAATCGGGATTCGAAGAAATGCGGCTGCGTCTCGCGCGGATTTGCGGGACTGGTGATGTTCTTGCCGAACATGCAGCCTTTCGCTGTCAGCGACCAGAATTTTTTGATGTTGTTAATCGTGGTACGGCTGTATCGTTCGCGCTGCTCGACGATCCCCAGCTTCACCATCTGGTGATATGCCTGATTAGCCGTCAGGCGTATACCATACTGTTTCAGCAGTGCACTCAGTGACAGTGTCGGGCGACTTGAGCCATCGTGTGCATCAGCAGGAGCATCAATGGCATAGCGCGGTGCCAGATTCGGTAAGCCAACAGCCTCCTGGAGTTTCTGACAGGCTCCAAGCACTGAAGAGTTAGACAGGTTTAATTCCCGGCGCATAAAGTCCAGCAGAATCACACCAGCCTGCATCTTGTCAGCAGCCTGTCCGGATAATTTTTCCGGTGCGCTGGTTACCATATCGAAAGTACGGATCACCTTCAGATGGAATGACGGGCTGATCCACATTGCATAGGCATACACCAGTTCTTTGCAGACATACGTCCCCTGGTTATTTCCGCCACGAATAACGTTAACTGGCTCTATATTGACCGAGTTGCAAATCTGCAACTCGCTTATTAAACGTTCAGTTTGCTCATTGCGGAGCCAGAATGCAGGCTTATGCTTATCCAGAGAACCGGCAGCCCTGTGCAGATCGTTCAGGCTGTAACGCCCATAAGCATCACGACGAACTTCAATACCATCAATGACCATCAGATTATTCATACTTCGTTTCTCCTCTTGATCAGGCGGCTGCACCCGCCGTTTTCTCGTACTTACTGATAGTGATCTCGATCTTCCCTCCCGGGATAACCGGTCCCCACTCAACCAGCATTCTTTTCACCTGACTGTCGTCTTCCCACACACCCGCGTGGGTCAGGGCGTCAAACAGCGCCTTGTTATAGTTGTCCAGATCGCGGATCCGGTTATCCGGAGGAAACAACACGATCTCCACTGAAGCAGGTGCCGACGTTGGTTTCGGCAGGCGACGTAACTGCTCAACTATTGCTGCGCACGCCGCGCTCTGGAATTTGCGCCCCGCTGCGCTTATCAGACTCTTACCAGCAAACGCCCCTTTGTTGGGGTGTCGCCAGTACGTGTTCACGCTGGGCGGGAAAGGCAAGATCAGCTTCATACTTTCAGGCCCCTCTCATGTAACCAGTGGGCTGCACGCAGCCTGCCGTTTTCCTCACCGGCAAGCAGTGCGCGGATAATCCCGACCGCCTCGCTGTCGTCGTCCTTCACCGCGGTATGAAGCGTTATCCCCCGGGCCACGCCACGCTTTATCGTGATGACGCCTTTTTTCTCCAGTGCACGAAGATGCTCTACCGCTGCATTCACTGAACGGTATCCCAGCATGGTTGCCACCTCCTGATTGGTTGGCGGAAAGCCACGCTCTTTCTGGTAAGAAATCAGCATATCCAGCACCTGCTGCTGGCATTGAGTTAACGTCGTCATTACGCCCCCACGTAATTCCCTGACAGATACCACTCATCACTCGATACAGCGCGCTTGCTGCTTTTCCGTAAACACTGCTCACGACGCGCCAGAAAATTGTTTCGTTCTGGCTGGGAGTGGCTTTCACGGAATGCCGCCATCCACACCGTTGCAGCACGACGGTATAAGCCCCTGGACTCCAGTTCTTCTGACTGGCGGGTCAGGCACAAAATCTCCCGCGGGTCGTTAGTGCCGACATAGAAATTGCGCACAGGTCTGGTTTCACGAACTGGTTGCGGTTCCGGTTCCTGCGCTCTCTCAGTCAGGCGCGGGAAATGTCTGCGTGTATCTCCTTCACAACGGTGAGCCACACGCCCACTCTGACGTAACTTGCTTGCTGACTGCAGAACGCGCTGCCGTGAGTAACCTGCAAAAGCATCCGCAATGTCTCCGGAAGTACATCCCGGATGGGCTTCAATGAATTTCTGAACTTCATTCAAAAGACTCATGATCACCCCCTGAATCCTGCCGGGATCTGGCTGTAGTCCACGTTGTCGTAACTGGATTTGAAGTACGGGTCTTCGCGTTTTTCGGTGTACGTGCTGACGGACGGTGATAAGCGCAGGGAAAGCTCATCCCATTTTTCCCGCAACTTCGACGGGCTGAGCACGTTACGGCACCAGAACGGATCGCGGCTGACGCGGCTGTACATCTCGCAGATTTGTTTGTGAGTACGACCATCCTGCACACACATCAGGCGAATTTCGTTTGCCCAGGCTGTCCAGTTCGGTTCTTTGGGACGAACCACCTCGCCGTCACATTCGGCGGCTTGCTCGTACAGGGCGATGATTTTTTTCCAGAGCCACTGTGCGCAGGTCAAATCATCCTGCGTTCCCCACTGGCGCTTTTTAGGGCTGAATACAACCGCATCAGGATGGCGAGTTAAAAAATCCTGTTCATCCGTCTGCGTGTCCGGTTGCGAAGCGTCCGGACGAGAAGGTTTTTTATCTGACGGATCATGTTTTGATTTTACTGACGGATCCCCGCCAGATTCTGACGGGTGAAAACCCGCTTTTTTGCCAGATTTCGACGCATCAAATTTTGACGGGTCAGATTTTGATGCGTCAGATTTTGACGGGTCAGAATCTGACAGTTGAGAAAATGCCGCTGCCTGAAGCTTCGCAACGTTAAGCTGATAAACATTCGACGCATTGCGGTTATCGGAGTTACGCAAATGCGCATGAATGTTTTCGAAATGGAAGGGTTTCTTCGTGGGAGATGTGTACCGCGAGATCTGAAAGTGAATGAAACAGATGCTGAATACCTGGTGCGTAAATTCGATGCGCTTGAAGCTAAATGTGCAGCACAGGAAAACAAAGTAATACCAGTGTCAACTGAACTGCCACCAGCAAATGAAAGTGTTTTGTTATTCGATGCTAACGGAGAAGGCTGGCTAATTGGCTGGCGTTCTCTCTGGTACACCTGGGGACAAAAAGAAACCGGAGAATGGCAGTGGACATTTCAGGTCGGGAGCCTTGAAAACGTCAATATCACTCACTGGGCAGTAATGCCAAAAGCACCGGAGGCTGGAGCATAATGACCACTTTTACCGACAAAGAACTGATTAAAGAAATTAAAGAGCGTATCAGCAGCCTTGACGTGCGAGACGATATTGAGCGCCGTGCTTATGAAATCGCACTCCTATCTCTGGAAGTAGAACCAGATGAACGCGAAGCTTATGAATTATTCATGGAAAAGCGTTTCGGTGACTTAGTAGATCGTCGGAGAGCAAAAAACGGCGATAACGAATACATGGCATGGGATATGACTCTCGGTTGGATCGTCTGGCAGCAACGAGCAGGTATCCATTTTTCAACAATGTCACAACAAGAGGTGAAATAATGGAGCCATACAGCCTCACACTCGATGAGGCCTGTCATTTTCTTAAGATATCCAGACCGACTGCCATTAACTGGATACGCACAGGGCGTCTTCAGGCAACACGCAAAGATCCCACTAAGAATAAATCTCCTTACCTCACAACACGACAAGCCTGCATTGCGGCTCTTCAGTCTCCGCTGCATACTGTCCAGGTGAGCGCGGGTGATGGCATAACAGAGGAAAGAAAATGTCACTCTTCCGCAGAGGTGAAATATGGTACGCCAGTTTCACATTGCCGAACGGTAAAAGATTTAAACAGTCTCTTGGAACAAAGGACAAAAGGCAGGCGACAGAACTCCATGACAAGCTAAAGGCTGAAGCATGGCGGGTCAGCAAACTTGGTGAAATACCTGATATAACGTTCGAGGAAGCGTGTGTCAGGTGGCTTGAAGAGAAAGCACATAAAAAATCACTGGACGATGACAAAAGCCGGATCGGATTCTGGCTTCAACATTTCGCAGGAATGCAACTAAGAGACATTACTGAATCAAAAATTTATTCAGCAATGCAGAAAATGACGAACCGGCGTCATGAGGAAAACTGGAAACTCAGGGCAGAAGCATGCAGAAAAAAAGGGAAACCTGTTCCAGAATACACGCCAAAACCAGCGTCCGTTGCAACGAAGGCTACGCATCTTTCATTTATAAAGGCCCTACTAAGAGCCGCAGAGCGTGAATGGAAAATGCTGGATAAGGCACCAATTATTAAAGTGCCTCAACCAAAGAATAAACGGATCCGCTGGCTGGAGCCCCATGAAGCACAAAGGCTGATTGATGAATGTCCGGAGCCATTAAAGTCTGTTGTTGAATTTGCACTGGCAACAGGCTTAAGACGCTCGAACATCATCAACCTTGAATGGCAACAAATAGACATGCAGCGCCGGGTGGCATGGATAAACCCGGAAGAGAGTAAATCAAACCGCGCAATTGGCGTTGCGCTGAATGATACTGCATGTCGCGTTTTGAAAAAACAAATCGGGAATCATCACCGTTGGGTATTTGTGTACAAGGAAAGCTGTACCAAACCAGACGGAACGAAAGCGCCAACAGTAAGGAAGATGCGGTATGACGCAAACACAGCCTGGAAAGCGGCGCTGAGACGGGCTGGTATTGATGATTTCAGATTTCACGACTTGAGACACACCTGGGCAAGTTGGCTGGTTCAAGCCGGAGTCCCGTTGTCAGTGTTACAGGAAATGGGAGGCTGGGAGTCTATCGAAATGGTTCGTCGATATGCTCACCTTGCACCTAATCACCTTACCGAACACGCACGGCAAATAGACTCGATCCTGAACCCATCGGTCCCAAATTTGTCCCAGTCAAAAAATAAGGAAGGTACTAATGATGTGTAACTTATTGATTTAAATGGTGCCGATAATAGGAGTCGAACCTACGACCTTCGCATTACGAATCTGTAGCACCAATCATAACTATCTGTTTTAGCAAGCATTAACCGCATTCACTAAGCTATAGTTGATGGCACAAACAGAAAGCTGATGCATGATGTTGTCATGTGTATGTCACAAATACGGCACAACGATCTTCAAACATGTAGCCACACATCCACAGAAGAGCACAAAGCCTTGCAATCCAGTGCAAAGCTTTGTGCGCCTCAGTTTTGTCTAAGCGTTCTACTGAAAACATAGTAAAATCGGTAACTGCTGGAAATCATTCACTACTCGCACTATCGAAAGTTCGCCAGCCAGCCGCAGCACGTTCTTGCATACGGCGTGTCTGCGGTTTCATTCATCTCCGACCGGAAACTTCTTATACAAAGTCGATACGCCAACATCATAGATGATCACCACCTTCTGGCGAGAAACTCCTGATGCAATATAATTTGTGGCTGGATTATCTGGACGCACTGGAACTGGTTGATACCTCCAGTGCTCCAGATATTGAATGGCCTACGCCTCCAGCAGTTCAGGCCAGATGACATCCGGCGCGGTGCTGGTATCTGTTGCCGTCACCGCGTCAATGTAATCCAGCACGGCGTTAAGTCGGGTTGTTTCTGCCTGCGTCAACTTCCGTCCGGCCTGTAATTTCAGCTGAATCAGACTAATGGAAGCCATTGCTGCATCAATCAGTGACTGGCGCTGTGCTTCTGCCGCTTCTACTGCGGCGCTATGCTGTGCCTCGGTATCCGTCACCCATTTCTCGCCATCCCATTGATCATATGGCGTGGATGGTGCTGCGGTGGTTGTTCCTTCCGGGTATTCTCCCAACTGTGAAACTTTCACAGGATTGCCAGTGGTGGTGCTGTAAACCGTTTCGCCGCGATGGTCTGGCACATATTCCCATGATTTTAAATCCACAGAGCGGCAAATTGTATAACCATCCTTATATGCACCAGGGGCGTCTAAACAGGAATGCGCAGGGATACCGACACCAATGGCAAGATATTCATTTGAAGAGGAAATATATTCCCGAGTTTCACCATCATAGTTATAAACAGTAATATCCCCTGCCTTCGTAGCAATAAACTCGCTATTTAATACAGCGTTATCCATTATGCAGCCCTCACAATGTAGTTAAATGCAACGTTCACCGGGCGAGTTTCATTGGCGGTATTTGCCACCCTTGACATATCGAAATCAAATGTTGTGACACCATCCCCTCCACCAGTGCCTGTAACCGCTGTTAATCCAGTAGTCAGAAAGTTATTACCGTTATTACGAAATGGACCACTGACAACTAAGTCATTAAAAAGCTGAATTTTCCCTATTGAACCAGTGACGTTTTGCATTGCATGCTCCTGTGAAGCCAATAGAATCCTTCCTGGGTCAATGCCTCTCCCGTCATCCCAGCCACGAATAAACTCACCGCGTAAATCAGGCAATTTATTTGTCGGGTAAGCCTTTGCCAGTTCCGGATACTCTTCGGCAGAAAAAGGCGCACCATTGCATTTCAGCCAGCCTGTTGGCGGAGTGGCTAAAGGCCACGGAACGGGCGCACCAACAGGTAATGCAGAACCTTCTCCCAAACCAAGGTTTTCGAGAGCCGTTTTCACCGTGCCATCCGATTTGATATCACCAAACGGATTCTTGCGGCTCAGGTATTCAACAGCAAACCCCGATCCCAGCAATTCAACAAAACCGGGCAGATCACCATTATCAAGCACATCCCGTTGCGTTTTATCACTTACAAACTGGGCCAGAGCTGCAGCAATAAAGCTGGCCTGTCGAATAACCTTATTGACTTGCGCACTGGATGCTTTCCCTGCTGTAAATCCGGATAAAAGCGCAGGCAACGCTTCCCATTCCTCCTGCGACATAACATTGGCATTCCGATCAGTTGCAAACGCTTTAAAGTCATTTTTCGCCATCAGAGTAATACTCCCCATGCCCCTACATCAAAACCACTGATGTATTCGTTATCAATATCAAACCCAAATAATTTAGAACCCTCGGAAGGTGTTTCAACCGAAGGCGTTTCAACGTCACCGGCCCATACACCAGCTGCTTTAACGGTGAGATAGCCCTGTTTGATAGCGGCGATCAGTTCGAGAGAGACATCAGCAATATCGGTTTCCGGGAATACCCAGACCGATATCGTCATGTCCTGGTTGTCGACGATCTGCATCCTCAGGCCTGAGCCTGCGGTAGCAGCGTCAAGGATGGGAGGCAGAGAGTCGTTCCGACCATCCCAGTTGTTGATAGCGATTTTCGCTTTCAGAATGATGCGGTACGTCTCATCACTCAGCGTCGTATAGCCATAATCAGGATCATATGGCCCTTGCCAGATGCCCTGGTCATATCCAAGCCCGTCAGTGTCCCAACTAAAATAAACGCCGCTAATTGGCTCGCTGACTATGCGACTACGACCAATCCACAGACCGAGCGTGTCGAGCTGCACGCCGACCGCCGTATCGATATCGAAGGCTGTTACAAGCCCTGACATAGTGCTGGACACATCAATCAGCGGGCGAGTACTCAGATCTATATGGTCAAAAAAGAGTGGCTTGGTAGCGTGGTAGTTCGTGATAAGTTCGGTGTATTTGCTCATGAGGTCACCGTGATAGTGACGTGACTCGCAACGCATGACGCAGATTCGTCATAAGCAATATCGATATTTCCGCTTGCGACTGAGTCAGAGGATTTGCCGATGAGCAGCTCCTGAATGTCGTAATAGCGAGCACTGCCTCCGCTTACCACGCCAAGGTTTGCCGGGGAATAAATACGACTCAGCAGAACGTCATCGCCAATTGCCAGGCCATTTATATAATCGGCAACAGCCTGTTTTATCTGCTCGCCGATTTGAGATGTATACCCGGTAAAAACTTTCAGGGTAATGGCTACAAAAATTGGCACATCGGTAGAACGCGAAAAACTGATGACGTGAGGATTACCGTAAGTATCCGGCACCGTGACAGAAGTTGTCCCGTAGGTTGCCGTTCCCTGTCCTTTATTCCCCCTGATGGTCTGGGCTATTTCGGTAACATCTCCACCATCGACGATGGCGGAAATTGAGTGCGGCGGCAGCCCGTTGCTGTCGGTTGCCCCTGTGTCGTTCTCATACAGCTTGTGACGTGTCACGCCAGCAACGTTAGCTATTGCACCGTCGACACTTTCAAACGGTGTGATCGATGGTAGCGCGACGCTTTGCCCCTGCCGAATGCGCAGCTCTGCGTCGGTTTCTGCTGGTGAACCGACAGTAGCCGCTGCTGGGTTGGTTACCGACACCCAGCCGCGAGTCGGTGTGTTAATGGTGGTAATAGTCCCGGCCATCGCCGCAACCGAACCGCTATTCGCACATGTGGCCGTCACCAGCACAGTACCATCAACCCCGATTGCTACACTCGCGGGAAAATTCCAGATAATGCCGTTTTTATCCCGTGCGGAGCCATTCGTGATAGTCGTGCCCGCCGTACCGGTTAACAGAAGGTCAGCAGTAGAGTTTGTCGCTACTTTTCGCGTGATCCCGTTAATTTTCACATTGCTGCTAAGCGCTGCGGCCTGCGCTGTCGTCGGTGAAAACGAGTTGTAGATCTCGATAGCGGTATTGTTAGCATCATGCACAGCCAGAGCCACCAGCGCGACCATCTGCCCGTCTTTGCTGTCTGGTTCTAGGTAGGCATCACTACCGTAAATCTGCCTGAAATAGCTGGTCAGTGTATCTAGGATTGTCTGGTAATCAGGCGCACTAATCCCCTGGGCGGTTACCGTTGCCGATAGCCCCAGCGTGTCGAGGTTCAAAGCCATTTATGCCTCGCTTGTTACAGTCGTCTGGCCGTAGATTGTGTCAATGGAGGAAGTGAAAGTGACGCGGCGGCTGGTGCCGTCATAATTGGTATCGAAGGAAAGAATCGACAGAACGCCCGGCGTGTCCTGTATGCGTTCGCGTATAGCCAGGATGTAGACGTCTGATCGCTGTTTCCCAAGCACTGACTGAACATACGGCGTGCCTTCCGTCAGATCGAGAAACCACTGACCGCGCCAGAGCTCGAAACGGGTTTTTACGGCCTGGGCGACACATTCCGGACTGTCGATAAGGAAGGTGTCGTCACCTTGCCCGAAAGTGTAATCGCCGTCAGCATCTTCTCGTCGGTATCGCATTATTGCGGCCCTCCAGTAGTTCCCCCGCCTGTCTGAACTCCGCCATGTTTATGCGTGGCGACACTTATACCTGAAGCTGTCACATCATTCGTTACCGTAACCGGCCCAAGCATCGTCGCAGTACCACCACTTTCTCCCATTCCCTGAGACAGATTGCCATTAATCGTTACGTTGCCGTTCAGCGTGATAGTCGGGGATGTGATTGTCGTTCCACCTTCAGCCGTAGCCGTGAGCTGGCCCGGTGTTTGAACGGTGATGTTATGTCCTGCGGAAACCTCTACGAACGCCGCACCATCATCGGTTCGCAGCTGCGCGGCGCTGGTACTGATACCGCTGATTTTTTGCGCTTGCGACTGCGGGCCAACGATGGCGAACGCATCAGATAAGTCATGCTGGCGCGGGTCGACGGTCTCCTGAACGCCGCCGCTCTGCCACCAGAAATCGATGCAACGGTCGGCAAAGATCAGCAGGCACTCATCGCCTTCTTTTACCGGAAAGGTCAGCGTGCAACCGCCTCCGCGCGGGAAGATGACAGGCACATCCACCAGCGGTTTTAATTCGGTGGAGTCGTCGCCAACAATACCGCGAAGCGCCACCTCTACTGTGCAGGTTACAGCGTCAGGATCGAACGACTGAATGATGCCAGGCATCGCTACGCGCATCTGAGTAGACACCGAATCGGCAATGGCCTGCGCGGTCTGCTGCTCGCCGCCGATCTGTGATTGAGTAGGAATTGGCATAAAAACCCCATAAAAAAACCAGCCGAAGCTGGTTTGGTATCAATTATCTCTTAGTAACTAAGCTACATCAGTGTGAAGTAAGGCTTTTCCGCTGCAATGGCACATATTCACAAGGTGTATTAGGATATATTTGCAACAAGTAAGCATTAAAAATCAATTTCAGCCATGAAGCCGCCATAGAGTGGACCTGCACCATCGCATTCTTGACTACAGGAGTAACAAATGGGCTTTAGATTTCGCAAAAGAATCCGGATTGCGCCCGGACTCGCGATCAACATTAGCAAAAGCGGAGTAAGCACTTCAATTGGTGGTAAAGGTTCCACCATTAACATCGGGAAAAAAGGCGTAAAGATGACAAATGGCCTTCCCGGCACGGGGCTGTCGCATACCACTAACCTTTACTCTCCCGGGAAATCGACAGAAAAAAAACAACTTACTCATAAGCAAAAAATAATTAGAAACATCCTGTTCGTAATTATTGTGTTTATTATAATTAAAGCTCAATATTTTTGACGCATGCCCGCCTATCTGGCGGGCTATTTTACTTTTCGGCAGTCGTATGTTGCATACTGACGCGGCGCATTCATGCTGGCTTGCAGCCACTGGACATTGAGAATGGCTTTTCCGTTGCGCCCAATGAACTCCATTCCCACCCAGCGACCGGGTTGATCGGTAGCAACAACCCACTCAAATTTTACATTGTTATAATCACCTTCTTTTTTCAGAAAAGTGATTTTTTGAGTTTCTGGTTTTGCGCCATTAATTCTTGCAAGCCCATCATCCGCCCAGTGCACCCTGTAGTTACCACATTGTGAATCAGCAAATGCACTCAAGGATAAAAACGAAGTCAGCAGAAAAATTACGGCTGCTACACGCTTCACAATATTCACCTCAATAGTTGGTTTTCAGCATGGCATTCTGGCTGTAAAGCTCGCGAGCCCCACGCGCAAAACACATCAAATCCATGTACCACGCCTGACCTCTGGTGTCGCCAGTATAGTCGATAGCTTTGACGATATAAACGCCATCTGTCGCAATGCTGGCAGCCTGTGACGTTGTGCCGGTCAGTACGCGGTTGCCGTTCTCTTCTGTTTCGGTGATGCGACCGGGCGACTGTGCTATTTCGCTATTACCGAGCGCGGCGCGGTACACCGAAGCCTGATCGAGCTGGATAAGACCATTAATACGGATGTTTGGGTTTATCAGGCACCGCACGTTTACTCCGCCGCCCATCGTTTGTTGCGGCATACCGATCAGGCCAGTATCGGCATTCAACACAATGGCTTCGTGAATATATTTATCCTCCGGCACCATCTGGACCTGACCATCCACCAGCTGCCATGTCGCTTTGCACTGCGCAGCAATATTATCCATCACGTTACGGGTGGATGAATAAATCGCACGGCCACGAGGAAACACGGTATCAGGAAAATCGCCGGTAATGCCCTGTGTCACGCCGAACGCGTTGAAATCCTGCATCGTCGCCCGGTGCAGATCCGCAACGGTATAGCCAGCGGCAAGCGTGGTGATGGTGGTCGCATAGAGGAACGCTTCGTGATCACCAATGGCCTGAATCAACACCCAGGAATCCGTAATGTTGTCCTTCCCGGTGACGGTGAAGCGAATATCACCGTCAAAAATCAGGCCGTAGTTCTGACCGTTCACCTGCCCTATCTGGTCTGGTGAAATCTCCCGGGACACACCAACCTGGCTCGCATCAACATCCGGCGCTATACCGTCATACCCGGCAATGATGCGAATTTTTGCAAACTCCTGCCCCAGTATCTTGTTCGTGGTATCGGTCGAAAGGTTGTAAATTTTTACGTTCGCCACTCGCGGCCAGCGTGTATCTGCCCACTCGATCTGGAACGTGACCTTAAAATCAGACAGGGAAACGCCCTGCCCGTTCTGGTCCAACAGCTGCAACTCAAAATGGCGCATCCAGTTAAGAGACATTTCTACTCCTGTACGAAAATGAGGTGGCTGTATGTGCCGAGGTTGGTTTTGGTGGGCTCGTCTGGTGCGCCCTTATCGGTCGCCACCACCAGCGCGCCATCAATGCCAAGCTGTGGATATTGTCGTAATAGGTTCACGCCGGTCAGTAGAGGTACGCCAGAGAGAAGCGCGGCACCGCCGCTATCCATCACGTCCATAATCCAGCCAGCCGCATCACGCCAGATGATCCTGAGTGTATACGTGGTATTGCCCAGCAAAACGCGGAACTGCTGATTGTCAGGAGAAAGCGGTATTTCGTTAAACTGCATATCATCCCCCGAATGCTGATGTAACGCTTCCGCCCAGCTGGCTCAGCAAGGATTCGTTTGGCGGTGTAGTGGATTTCATCCCGGAATTCTGCACCGCCGATGTGCTGACGCCATCCTGCATATCTGATTTATCTGCAACGGTGACATTTTTTGTCTGCGTTATGATGACTTCACGCAGGGTAAGCGTGCAGTTCAGCACGTTCTCGCTGGTTTTATCGGTCGTCACCTCGATGGCGCGCACCAGCATATTGCTGTACACCCGCTTGCCAGTCACCACATCGAACGGCACCCGAGAGGACTGGAGATCCAGCAATTGCTGATAAGTCTCTTTCGGGCTCAGTCCGGCGCTGAGGCCGATTGAAGATGTATCGATGAAGTCCAGCAACGAACCGCCACCAGCGAAGCCGCATTCCATTGTGACTTCGCTGGGACGCTTATACGCATGATCGGCGATGAAACCCGACGCGCTATTCGTTGTTGGCTTCTCCACCGGATGCTCAGTAATTTCGAGCGCATCAGAATGCTTTTCGGAGACGACCACGCTGGGGATCAGCAGGCCAATTCGCCGGGATTGCTGGCGAAAAATCGCTGATAAAATATCCATTATCTCGGTCCTGCGGGGAGTTGCTGGGTTAACTGTGAATTCACGCCCTTTTGACGGTCAACAGTCAAACGGGCAGCTTCACGCGGATCGGAAACACCGTGGATGTTAATATTCGTTTCCTGCTGAATCACCGGGGCGCTGGTGGGCATATTGCTCATTACTTTCGGAATGTAGTTGCGCGTTTCCTGCGGCATTAGCCCCATTCCATAACGCTTAACATTCCCGATCCCCCAGTTATATGATGCCAGTGCTTTGCTAAGGTCTCCGCCGTTCTGCCGCAACAGCTGGCTGAGGTACTTAGCGGCTGCCTGAGCTGACTTTTCCGGGTCGAATACATCATTCCCACGCAGGCCCATGTCGCGCGCCGTGCCATCCATAAACTGAAACAGACCTTTCGCGCCTGCGCCGGACACAGCGAACTGGTTACCACCCGACTCGGTGATCGCCACGCTTTTCAACAGGCCAGCAGGCAGCTGATAAAGAGATTCCAGCTTATTGAACAATGGCCCCATCCAGTCGAGCAAAACCTTGCCCTGCGCTGTGGCTTGTGGGCGTTTAACCGACTGCGCTCGCTGCTCCGGCTCCAGTCCCATCTCCTGAATTTTTCGCTGGATTTGCTCATCAGTGAAAAAGTCTTTGCCGGGATTTTCCTTTATCAGCGCCTCATATGCCTGCTGCCTTTCAGGTACGATATTGCTGCCTATACCGCCAATCGACGCCATTTCTTCACTGGTGGTCGGCGTATTGTTGGCAGGAATGAACATAAGCAACCAGGGATTCTTGATTGCCAACTGAGCGATCCCCTGCGCCAGCTTACCCAGCCCACCAATAGAGCCGCCAATTGCCTTACCGAGCCCCATAAATCCGGCGACAAGTCGCCCGATACCAGTGAGCATGGAGAACAGCTTCGCACCGGCCAGAAAGCCAAACAGGATGGTAAGCGTATTTTTCCAGCCGCCGAGGTTGTCCTTGAGCTCCAGAAACTTATCGCGCAGCCACTTGAACACCTTCTTTGCCTGCTCAATTTCTGGCTGCCATTTGGACCAGTCAATCAGGCTTTTACCGCCCTCTTTCCACGTCTGGTAATCGTCGTACAGCAATCCGATCGCCAGAATCAGTGTGGTGATAATTCCAATCGGGGATTTCAGGAACGCAGAATTAAGCAGACGCCATGCGACCAGTAGAGCACCGAATATTTTCAGCAGATTTTTACTGCCATCATCAAGACGCTTCCACCAGTCAATGACAGAGCCAGCGCCCTGTATAAGCCGCCACGCCATTCGTGTGAAGGCGTTTGCAAGCCAGATCACGCCCTTAATAACTTTGGTCAGAGTCTCTTCAATCTTCGGGAAGTTGTCGAGGATGCGCCGCCGCAGGCTGTCCAGCGAACCAGCCAAGCCACCAGCGAGATTTGAGCCGATCTTGTCCCGCATAATGCCAAACAGCGACGTAAGCCCGTGCATGGACGTCATGAATTTGTTGGACTGAACGGCTGCCTTATCAGCGTTGAACCCCGTCTTTTGCAGCATAGACTGGTAATCGGCGGTAAAGCCATTCATGCCGCGCCGCATCGCCATCAGCGTGTTTTCATCGATACCGAGCATCTGCGCGTATTGCTTCGCGCGGTAATACGGCATGTTGTTGAGCTTTTGCCCAACGCCAGTAAAGATGGCAGCAGTATCACGCATCTTTCCGCTGGCATCGCGGGTCTGGACACCAAGACGGTTCAGGAACCCTTCCGCCCCCGGATTGCTACGCATGAAGCCAGCCAACCCTTCGAGGGAGGACATGGCCGACTCAGCGCTGGCGCCAGTTTGCGATGCGGCATAGCCCAGCGCTTTGATGCCCTGGACGCTGGCCCCCGTCCGCTGGGATGCCCAGTAAATTTTATCCAGACCATTCGCGATCTGGGTGGTAAATCCGACAATGCTCAGCGCTGCGCCTTCCACCACCGCGCCGACCTTCATAACGTTTGCGGTAACGCCTTTCAGCACGGCTTCAAACTTATTAGCGCCAGCCTGATCGATATCGAATCCCAGCGAAACAAGGAAATCTTTAATCGTATCTGCGTTACCGCTCATTGGCCGCTCTCCATTTATCTACCCGGGCGTCGTTATCCTCGCGCATGTCGAGGTAGTCATTGAGAAGCGCGATGCGGCAGAGGTCTACCGCACCGCTGTTAAGGTCTTTCTGGTCAATCTGGAAGGCAAGCGCCGGACGAAGAATAAAATCTTCACCGCCCGGCAGGCTGTTGAAGGTTATTCCGCTGGCGGGGTGGGCGTCTCGCTGGTAGGGAGTCCTTGCAAAAAATTTCCCAGCGAGTCGGCGACCACCCGCGCCACCAGTTGCAGCATGGTCAGCAGGTCTATATCGTCAAACGCCATTTCGCCATGCTGGCAGACCGGCACCCAGCCTTTCATATGCTCGCGTGAAACGACGGAAAGGCAGGGGAACAGGATAGCGTCCACGTCGCCATCGCTCAGATCGGACACAGCATTGGCAATCTTTGGCAGGATGGTAGCCATCGCGCCTTCTGTGTCTTTGCTACTGATCTTCTCCTGAACGCTCCGGAAGTCAGAAACCATCCCGGCCAGCACCGGCAACAGCTTGCGGGACACCTTCAGCTGTTCGAAAACGCTGAGCTTTGCGGTGCGATATTTCACGCCTTTAATTTCGAATTCCATGCGTTAAAACTCCCCGAGCAGCTGGTCAATCTTGCCGCAATCAAATACCCAGGCAACAGTTCCGCCCTCTTTGGCGTTATTGAAATCAGGCTGTTTCTGGAATGCACACGAACGCGCAGTAGAAATATCACCCGATGCCGTGTTGCGAATGACGATCACGTTATTGCCCCAGGTGGCAGAGGACTGGCTTTGCGCGTTATACGCCAGAGACAGCTTCTTGTTCACCGGGGAGGTTTTCAGCAGCGTTACCGTAATGGTGCCTGACTTATCGGCGTGCAGGCTGTGCATCACTTCGCCATCGGCACCGATGATCATGGTGTTCTTGTTGCCGCCCATGGTCTGGGTGATACCTTCCTCAGAGTTCGCAGAACCCTGACCAAGATCGATAACGCCGGTCGGCCCGGTGAGCGACGCGGTTACATCGAGAAAAGAATAAGTTGCCATTTATCGCTCCTTAGCGAACCACGTTGATCTGCACATCGGCATAATGAACTGCGCCAGCCAGCTTACAGGCCACCTGAATTAACGGTGCTTTGCGAGCTTCTCGGTCGGCCTGCGCCTGTTCTGACAGAGGTTGCGCATACACGTAATAACCTTTGGTCAGCGTATCGCCGGAATTCAGCTGTCCGATAGGGCCACCATTCCACACGCCAGCCGCTACCAGACCGTTCGTGACGGACTGATCCATGGACTGTTCAACGTTGGAAAGCAGACGGGTCACACCAGCATCAGTCTGCGGAATTTTGGTGGTGCTGGTGTAAAGCAGGTTATAGAGGTTGGTCTGAACGTAGTTCTGCAACCAGTCGAGCCCGTGGCGCTCGTCGAAGAAGTCACCGTTAGCCATGACACCCTGTTGCAGGATCGCCGTGTCGTTGGCGTAGTACACGAACACGTTCGCGTTCTTCGTATCTACCGCAGCCGCCTGACCTAACGTCAGCGTTTCGTAGGTTACGCCTGGCTCCTGTTTGAACTTCAGGGTAATGGTGGTATTGCTGCCGTTGAAGTTAACAGTGAACGCACGACCGAACGCAGAAACCGCTGCATAAGAGCTACTGGTGGAATACTGAATGAAAGTGCGGGAAAACTTGCCAGCCTTTAATTTCGACGCAACATCGGTCGTTGAAGTCGTGCTGATAATCCCGGCGTCACCAGAGGTCACACCAAAGATACGGCTAAGGCTGGACGCTTCAATAAGTTTGGCGACCTCAATCACGTCATCAGCATCAAGCACATCGCCACCAGCGACAACATCATCAGCGACAACCAGCCCATACCAGTTGGTATATTGCAGGCAGGCATTAACGGCTTGCACGATAGTTTCAGTATCTCCACTCTCGGAAGAACTCAGCGTCTTCGCCCAGCGACCAACATAAACCTGTGTCGGCTTCGGTGACTGGCTGAAGAAAACCTGCGCCGCTTCATATTCCGGGCTGTCGACTCCGAAGTCCTCGCCAATGTCCTCAACGGACGCATAAAGGCGAATGCGTTCCTGCACCGGAATGACAGTGGAAGAGCCGAGGATCAGCAGCGCGCCGAAGTTACGACCAGTAGCCGCTTTCGGCGAGATGATCACATCAACGTTTACAACGTTGGATACAGGTAAGCCCTGTGCCATAGGTTAATCTCCAAAAAATGATACTGGTGCATCCACCAGCGATTTGATGCCGTACTCGCGCACAACCTTACGGCGCAGACGCACCGTCATGTCGTAACGGCGAACCCATTGCTGGTTGATAAGTTCGGGGAAGGGAGTCAGACCTGTGTAATCGCCAAGAGACAGCCCCAGCGCATTCAGTGCTGCGTTGTTCTGCGGTACAGATATACCGTCACGAAACCGGGACGCATACACCATCCCCGCCGGACCATAAAACGAAGCCATACACTCAATCGTTTCATGCCGCCAGAGCTGAGAGCCATCATCGGTCTGTCTGGTGAATGCCGGACTGTCATCACCTGACCATCCGATAACCCCAAACGCACACCAGTTCGTTTCAGCCGGTAGCAGTGGCGGTTGCTTTTTCTGCCAGCGCGGGCGAACCATCCCGGCAGACAGACCGGAAACGTTACGCATCCACTGGCTTAGCAGCCTGTCGAGCGCTTCGTCATAAGCCGGATCGCCGCTGGTGGGTGTCAGCCAGCCGCGCTCTGTGCTGGTGTTATTACTCAACGGGAGTACCCCCATCAAACGGCAACAGTTCGCAATGCGCCTGGACGAAGCCAGCACCGTAAGCGGTATACGGGTCGACGAATGTCACGCGGTAATCACGGTTCTGATACGTCACGATATCGGCATCACGGCCAGTCTGCCCCTGCGTGAGTCGCTCAGTCGTCACGATTAAAATCGCCCCGCTGATAACCTGCCCGGCCTGCATGCGGCGGTTTTCAAGGGAGCGGTCAACGGTAACAACCCCTGCAAACTGCGTTTTAACTTCGCTGTCGCTGCCGATCCCGTCCTCGTCCACCGTTTGCGCGCGACGCGTTACCAACAGGTTGAAGTCGCAAAAATCGGGGTCGAAAAGCACGTCTGTTACATCAAGAGTCGGCATCTTTATCCCTCACAACATGGGTAATGGCTCTGCGGTACTGTCCGGTATCAATCAACGGCCTTACATTCTCATTGCTTATCAATTGACCAGAATCTGGGTTGATAGCATTAAGCTTTCCGTCTGCCGATCTGCGTGCTAACTCAGCTTTCGCCCCTTTGCGCCCTCGACGTGCGCGGGCTTCAACGGTGCTATCAGCAAGCGGTGTAAAGCCGGTAATAGTCATGTAACGCCTGACGCCATTAGCGGCCAGCGTTCCGGCACGGTTGAGCGCTCTTTCTGCACCCGCCGCATTACCATCAAGCGCAGCCTGCGCCGCTGCTTTGAGCTGCGGCACTGTCTGTTCCTCTACTGATTTAACGCCGGGGACCAAGTGCGGGCGTGGGGGGATGTTTTGCGCTGGTGAGCCGTATTCGTTGACGTAACCGATCCCGGCATTGCCAAACGGAACATCATCACGCTCACTGTCTTCCGAAGGGATACCGACCAGCACATCCTTTTTGGTTAGCGACCTGATCGCATCCAGAATGGCCTGAGCGTTATCCACCCTCGTTGTTACACCGCTTTTGAAACTCATAGCTGGCGACCGCCCGCACCGAACATCGTGATCAGCTGATAAAATTCAGCGCCATATCGGGTGTTATTCCAGAAGCCTGCGTCAGGGTTTAGCGTCGCGCTGGTGTCATAGCTGACGCTTACCTTGTCAACGGACTTGGAGGATTGAACACCATTGGTTGAACCGCCCGGGCCGCCAACCAGCATTGCCCGACTATCTGCCGCCCATAGCGTCATGTAGTGAGCCACGAACAACCCGGCAAAGTACGGAAACAAATCTTTGCCGGTGACGTTTTCGCTCAGCAGTTCATCGGCCAGATTCAGACGAAACTGGATTTGCGCTTCGGGATATTTGGCAGGGTCAGCAAACTGCGGGAAGTCGCGGCGAAAATCACTTACCGCTGGCAGACTTTGATTCTTTGGCATTTTTTACCTCGTTACGCGCGTCTGTGGCTTTGCCAACGGATACTTCCGCGTGCGCACGAGTGAACCAGTGCGTGGCAACGTCTTCCTCCACTGCATGACGGCCTTTAACAAACTCGCGCCGCGAACCGTCGGGAAGCGTGAGCACAAACGGGGTATGTACGTGTATTACTGCATTATTTTTTGCCATCGGGTCATCCTTAATGGCCCCGCCAGGGGGCCATGTGGCTGTTAAATGCCATCAACGTACGAAATGGTTTCTTTGTACACTGGCTCAACCGCACCAAGCTTGCCGTAGTAGGTCGCAATCTGATACAGACCGCGATACTGGATAGGAACGCTCTGCAACGGCACCAGCGGATAGCGGACGTATTTTTTATCGTTGGTGTACGCAACCATGCGATCCTTATTCCCCACACCACGGCCTTTCAGCCATTTAACCGCGCGGATATTCAGCGGAACACCGTTCTGGTGATAGCTGATGGTGTTGGTCTGAAGGTACGTCAACAGGGACTGGTTACCCGCAGATGAAACGATGATGCTGGACAACAGAGCAAACTGCTCTGGCGGGATCAGCAAATCACGCGGAACCACAGAGTAACCAGAAGCGGCCCACGCATCAGACAGCACCTGGTTAATGCTTGCGCGGATTTCGTCCGGTGTTGAGGTTGCCCACGTTTTGGCAGCGTTGTTGACAGGAACACCGTTCAGGGTAACAAGGCCTTTCAGGTTTAATGCGGAATCGCCAACATACACCTGCTCGTCGTTGTCCATCTGCCATTTGAGCTGCATCCCGTCGTACTTCTGGGTGTCAATCGGGCGACCTACCTGCTGAGCTGCTGCCAGCTCTACAACGGTCCAGCCAAGTTCCATCCCCCACAGGTTCAGCGGGTTACCGGATTTGCCGATATCCACGTTCACGCCAGCAATAGCGGTTGAGTCTTTGCCTACCCAGTTTTTACCGTTCGGATTTGCGCCAGTACCCGCAGCGCCAAAGCTGGTGTTAGTCCAGCTGGAAATGTCATCTGCGATAGAAACGTCTTCACGCAGCTGAATATCGCGGGTCCAGGTGTAACCCACCAGCGGCAGGTTCAGCGTCTGGTCGAGTCGCTCCAGCTCCCCGATGAGAAAGGCACCAGAGCTATCAACGGTTGCCTGATCAAAAGTAATCATTCGTCTGTTCCTTAAATCTTCCAGGAGATTTCTGCATTGCCGTTAGCGTCACCGGCCCCTGTGAATTCGGCGTTGGTCAGCGCCACGTTTTTGCCACTGACGGACGTGGACATGAAGCCGCCCAGCGGCACGTCAATGGTTGAATCGAGCGAAACGACCACGTAGACAGGATCACCTTTTTTGATGGTGCTGGCATCGAAGCCAGATCCAAGGTTAACGGTCATGTAGCCACGTTTCATGGCGTCGCCCGGGAAATTCTTATCCGTCCCCACCTGGAGAACCATGTCTGGCTGCGATGTGGTCGGATACGGACGAACGTAGATCCCCTTCACCTTGTCGGCGGTGTCACCGTCCTCCAGCGGCACGAAAAAACCGTCATCATCGTATTTACCAGCCAGCCCATAGGCAGCAAAGGCGTTATCGGATTTAAGGACCACCGGTTCGACGGTTAAGTCCTGCGGGCGAGAGATAGCCCCGGCAATGCCAACAGGCATCCGGTACAGATATGCAGTCATTGGATTATCCTTTGCGGTTAGACCAGAAGTCGGCGTTTTGTTTGTTCAGGGAAGCGATGCTGGTCATGCCCATATTTGGACGTTGTGCATCGCCCGTGGTGCTGCGGGTGTTTCGCCCTTTGGCAATCTCTGACACGGCATTAAACGCCATGTTGACCGATTGTTTCGGCAATTTGCGGATATCCGCATCGCCGACTATCTGGCGAACCAGCGTTTTGTCAGCGGAAGCCAGAACCTCGCGTTTGAACGCGGTCGGTTTCATCTTACGGCTCAGATCGATACCCGGAACGATAACTTCGGCACGATAAGCAGCGTCACCGGTAATCGTGGTTTCCTCTTCGTCGTCCTCACCGTCGCCGGTAGGGTCTTTGTTATCTTTGCCGTCAGGCTTATCGTCGTTATCGCCCGTTGCAGTACCTTCCAGCTTAGCCAGCAGGGCTTTAAGCAAGGTTTTGATATCGTCCTCGCCGTCGCCGGTTGGCTCTCCGCCCATTTCCGGCTTTTTGTCCGGCAATGGTTGCTGCGGTGAAAGGTTAATGTTGAGGTTAACGCCGCTGGGCAGATCCCCTTCATCACCCGTTACCGCCGCTGGCGCAGAGTCCAGCAGTTCGTTCATGGTGTCAGCGTCACCCGTTTTGATGGCCGTGCGCATGCGGGTCCACCAGCTTTTCTTTTGATTTGCCATTGTGTCTCTGTCTCCAATTGCACAACGATTTCCGGCTCTGCCTTTAGGGACAAGAGCCACATGGTTTCCGGTAATATCGACCTGCTCGGCTTTACCTGGCTCTGTCTGCTCGTACTCCGCGTCATAGCCGCACGACACTTCACGCAGGCCATCTTCGATAAGCTGAATGGCGTTTTCGTCTTTGACGATAAGGTCAGCCAGCATCAAATCAGACTGGTCACCAGTCCCGCGCCGCACATTCTGAAGATGCCCGACAGCAAGCTCTTTCCAGTTCTCTGGATTCACCAGCCGCACATCCCCGTTTTCATCCTCGGGATGCAACACCGTGATACTCATTCCTTCGAATGAGGCGAGCGTGGCCTGATGGAATACCTGCTCAGGAGAACGCGTTACGACTATCTCACCGAGCTTGTCGGGTTTGAGGTTTGGCAGATCGGCAGCGCCGTAAAGCTGTTTACCCGTTCGACCTATCGGCACGTCTTTACACAACAGCGAGCCGTCAGCCAGCTGATAGCGGGTTTCCCCGAGCCGGGTATTGAAAAAATATTTCATGGTTTACCTGCGATTCAGGCGAGATAAGAATGAGGGTTGGGGAAGACGATTTCTTTGTAACAACGGCAGTTCGGCAGCTCACCAGCGTGACCGGTCATACCGTCAAGCGTTGGAGGTCGGCCCCATTCGACAAACTTCCCTTCCATCTCTCGATGAGAATGCCGGACGTCGCCATCTTCGGCTGTACGCCAGATATAACCATTCGAGCCGATTGACAGCGCACGCGCCTGATCCAGTGCACCGGTTGCGCGCCCAAGCTCAGTCCGGGCGATAAGGTTCGCTCGTGAGCGTGACACGTCACCGGAAGCAGCTATCTCTTTCGCGAATGGCTCAGCGCGGCCACCAGTTACTACAGCCTCGATGGCCTTGTTCTGAATGTCATACACCCGATCGGCGGCCTCAAGAGGCAGAGATTTGATGTACTTAATTTGCTCGGCGACGATGGATTTCATCACCTGGCCTACCGGGGCGCGGTCGACCATGTTGCGTAGTTCTGCGCTGATGTTCCGACTGTGCTGACGCCACTGCTTTTCATTCTGGCGCGCAATGTCGGCGGTGAAGCTCTCAGCAACCTTAGTCGCCCAGGGGGTGATGATTTCGCTGTAGCGCTCCAGCGCATCCATTATTTCGGTAACGCTATCATTTGAACCATCGTAGCGCCCATTTACGATATCCCCGACCGCCCGCGCTATCTGCCGTAGGCTCGTTCGATATCGGATCTCCGCCTGGCGACTCTGGCGGTTTGTCGCCAAGTTCGCCGATGCCTGGCGGCGCTTCGTCTTCGGCATTCTCTATGTCCTCGTCGGTAATGGACGCCCCGATGCCGGTTACGTCAGAATTTTCGCGCAAATCGGTCATAGCGGCTTTCAGTGTCATCAGACCATCACCCAGCGCCGTACTGATTGCGTTGGTAGTGTTTAACGCCACCGTTGAGCGATCGACATCAGACATTTGCCAGAGCGGGTTAAACTCAAACGTGAAATCGTCCGGCAGCGGCTTACCGAGTTCCGAGCGGTGCATAATGTCCAGTATCCGGCGCATCGGCATCCGTAAGCGGCGTTCCTGCAATGAGCTCACCCGGTCGTAATAGTTGGCGAGGTCTGCGTCACCAGTAGAGAAGCCTTTCGGGGATTGACCGAACAGTCGCACCAGCGGGATACCAACGGCACCGCTGATCTGCTCAGCGAACTGCGAAAGAATGTCATCCAGACCGCTGAAGCTGTACTGGTGGGTTTCGAACTTATCCCGCGAGTCCATGAGCGTCATGCCTTCATTGCTCTGGAACTGGCGGATCAGGTCGATGTTCTTCAGCAGCGCTTCATACGCAGGACCACCAAGTGCGATAAGCTCGCGTAGCTTCTCCACGCTGTAGGTACGCAAATGCGCTTTGTAGACCAGCTGCGCCGCGCCGACAGTGGCGCTGTCGAACGCAGTAAGCCGATCCCAGATTCGCTCTACAACCGACATTCCCCATTCGTTTTCGGTCATCTTCTGCTGGAATGGCAGCGTCACCCCGTCGAAGCGAATCAGGCGGCTGTGATGGATGCGCCAGGCAGGAATTCCCGTTGCAGTGGTCACCACGTCGTAAAACTCAGGTTTACCCAGGTCCGGCCCCATCTCTTTAATGCGGCGGGTCAGCACCGGGTTAATCATCCAGCGGTCGAGCGGGAGAATACCCTTAAACTTGCCTTCTCCAATGGTTTCGAGCCGCAGCGGGGTCATTGGTGCCTGCCCCTCAATCATGATGAACCCCACCGCGCCGCCGTAGAGGCGCGACCATTTCAGCACGTCATTCAGCGCATCCCAGATTTGCAACTCATCCAGTTGTGATTCGAGAATGCCGCGATCTTTTGCATCAATCTCCGAAGTGATACGAATGCCTTTCCGGGTCATATCGTCCGGGATAGCGTCGACCGCTTCGCCGATGATCCAGGACGAGCGATAGGACCATTCCACCAGCATGCGGTTGCGGCTGGTGAAGTTAGCCCGGTAGGTCGATGCTGAGTGCTGGTTAGGCGTCTGCATCCCTACGCGGGCGACAAAGTTCTCATAGCCATCAGCGGTGGCCTGCGCAGTTCTCCGCAGGGCTTGTTTGTTTCGTGCCATCAGGCCTGTCTCCCTAGCAGCTCCCAGATGTTCAGGGCTGAATTCATTGGCGCGTAGCTGATCATCACCGAGTCGGCGAGGTTCGGCGACTTGGTGCCATCAGGCTGTTTATCAACAACGATTTTCCCCACGCCATTAATGGAGTAGGTCGGCTGCGACAGCTCAATGATGAGTTTGTCTTTGCTCGCCATGGCGCTGCTGATTGAGATGATTTCGTCCGGGTTGTAGGCCATGCCCTCAACCACGGCGCGATAGGTGTTCTGGAAAAGCTTGCGTAGCCACCACCAGCTCTGGGCCTTGGCGTTGGCGAAGAAGTCCTTGTTCAGGCGTGCGGCCTGTCCGTTGTCCCCGCGCACCGCTTCATCGTCCGGATCAAATACCGCGCCGCTACCACGAAACGGTGTGGCGAGTATTGACGGTCGGCGCGCTGCGTAACGCAGTTCGTTGATGGCGCGCGCATCGCCGCGAACGCCAGCACCCAGGCCGTCCTCGTCGAAGCGAAACTCTTCGAGGTTGTCCTGTTCGCAAAAGCCGAAGACCTTCTCAACAGACTGGTAAATGTCGCTGCCAACGCCGGACCATTCACGCACGTTCTCCAGAAGGAAGCCGTGACGGGTCGAAAAGGCATTTTTGTCCCGGCCTTCGTCGGCGACGTCCATCGCGCCCAGTCGCTTGCCCGTTGGCTGAATACCAAGTTTGATATGCGCGTCGACGGCAGCCTGTACCCAATCGGACGGGATCAGGACGCCTTCCGCAGATGCGCTGTAGTTCAGGTCAAGTTCCTGCGCCACCACCACCGGATTGTCGATTTTCTCGCACTCCCTGCGATACCACTCTTCATCCTTGCGCGGGTCATCTCGCCAGTGGAACGTGAATACTGGTATCTTTCCGCCGTGGCGCTTCTGCGCGAACGGGTTCGCCATGCCATTAACCGAGCTCAGGTCAATACGGCAACGGGTGGTTTGCGACAGCGCCGCATCAATCAACAGAGGACGCTGGAGGAATGCAGCTTCATCCACCAGGTAGAGCGTGGTACGGTCACCACGACCAATATTATCGCCAGCCTCGCCTTTGATGACCGCGCCAGTATCGGGAAACTCAACGCGCATGTACGGGGCGTGTTTCTTCTCGTCCCACGAACCGCGAAACTCGACGGGCAGCGTTTCCACGAACTTGCGCGCCTTCCAGAACAGCGCCTTCGGGTCACCGGTACTGTCGACGTATTCCTCTTTACGGGAGCCGAAGCCGATGACCATTTCTTTGTTGAAGAGGCAGAGCGAACAGGCCAGCCCGATCGCCGTCCAGCTGAGCCCCATTTCGCGGCTCTTTTCGGTGATGCCGTTCTCCAGTCGTTCGCGCCGCTCCATGATCCAGTGAATCCACTCTTCCTGTTTCGGGAACAGCAGAAAAGGGATGGTGACCGGCAGGCCATAATCGATGTTACGCGGGTCAGTAGTCATACCCCAGTCGATGATGAACTGTGCCGGGTTGGTGCGGTAAAACTGCTTTAGCGCTGGCAGCATTTCAGGGTTCTGGCGAATGCGCTGTAAGCGTTCCATCCGCCATTCAAAAACCATCTGGTAATCAGGATGTTTAAAATCGAAGGGAAATGGTAACGGCATACTTAGCCCATCATTTTTTTATACGCTTCTGCAGCCTGCTCCGGCGTTAAGTTGGTAATTTCTGTTCTGACTGGTCCTCCGTCAGCACCAGTCACTTCATTTTTGACATTGTCTTTAAACGCCTGAACAGAAACATGACGCCCGAGCAACTCAAGGTTTTTAACCTTATCAGGCCATTTGATTTTCTTCAGGAGAGCAGCACTATCTGCTGATGCCATCTCGACGACATCCATTCCTGATAGCGTTGTACGCCACACCTTAGGCCAGTCTTTAATCGGCTTCAGTTCGCCATTGGCAAGCAGAATGTCAAGCACGTCCATCTGATCGATTTCAGTCAGCCGTCGCAATACATAGGCAGCGTCTATACCTACCTCTTCATTGCGTTCAGCCTTTAGCTCAGCAATGCGATCTGCTATGTCAGGTTTTGACAGGTTCTCGCTACCAGTGGCGCGAGCAGTTTTCTCGCTGTAACCCGCCCTGATAGCTGCCTGAGTGGCGTTTAAATCTTTCAGGTACTCACGGGCAAACAGCTCTTGTTTGTCTGTGAGCTTTGCCATTATTGGCTCCGTTTATCCGTTAAAAGGGATATCAGTTAAGTTATCCCGTGTAGGGTATAAGCCATTATCAAAGCCATTCTGCAAGGAATGGCTTTTGTGATGGCAATAAAAAACCGCCCGGAGGCGGTTACAGTGTTTTGTATGGTTTCGGCTTAGGGTCACCATGCTGGATGTGTGACATAATCACATCGTCACTAGGCTTATTCCCATGACAGCCAACCAGATAAATTTCATCACCAAGCTGATATTCGAAAACATCAAACTCAGCATCCTCGAAGATCGGGGCACCCCCAGAGCTTTTCAGAAGCCTAAATGTCCGATCAGGAGCCTTAATAACGGGACTGTAGCTCTCGAGAGCCCAAACATCACCTTTCCAGCCAGCACCAAACAAAATTATTGTCAGCATAGTCATCCCTCTCGTAGTAGAGGATTAATTATACCAACAGCAAAATAATCATTGCAAATCAGCTAATTATGTCAACCACAATAAAAATTGCGATATTCATCCCCATTATCAAGCCCACCCGCAGATGGGCTTTGTAATGGATAGCCGTTGCTCAGTTCTCGTAATGCTTTGATTTTTCCGATAACGCAGTTTTGCGTTTGCCATCAGCACGCGATATCGAGAGTCAACTGCAGTTGCTCGCGCCAGTACTCAACATTTGCTTCAATAACCGGCTTATCCCATCGCCAGCGAGCCATCTCTCTTGCCCCATTGCTGGCTTTTGATTTCCGGTCATCACGAATGCGACATGCTTGCTCATATTTCTGCTGCTCAGTCAGTTCACCGCGAAGCAGACTATCAATGTGCAGGTCGCACCATACGGAGAATTTCGGATCGCACCATCTTGCAAAGGCAACTGATAACTTTGGATGCAGCCATGTTCCGCCGCCCCTGTCCTTTCGTGCCTTGCTTGTTTTTACATACCCGGAATCACGGGTATGTAGAATTTTCGATGGTTCACCTGAATAAACCTCATCCAGAGCTCTAACGTATTCGAGAGTTTCAGCGTTGGACAACCAGTGATCCAGACGCTTCCCGAAACGTTTTGCAATATCAGTGGCATTAATCCAGCCATCAGTATTGAAGCGGATAGGTTCGCCTTTGTAATTCAGTGGAACGATATTCATAGCGTCTTTACCTTTTAGAAAGTGAGCCTGTCTCACAGAAAAGCCGCCCCGAGATGGTCGCCACCATATACGGCAGTTCTCAGGCTCAACTTTCTGAAAGGCTCGGGTGATGTAATATGCGCGTGAGATGCGCGTTTACTGCGGACATAAAAAAGCCCCGCATCGCGAGGCTCATTAAATGGACTTTGTGATTTGCAAAAAAATTATTTCAGGCATTGCGTCCTGATGTATTCCTGCAGGTAGTTAACCTGCGCGGTTATCTTGTCGATTCCACTTCGTAGACGGTAATAATTGAGTTCAGCATCTGCTGTAAGTCTTGGGCTTTCTCCATCGCCCATGCTGCTGGCTCCGGTCGTTGACTTTGCACAGGTGGCGGCGACTTGCATGCGCTTACGACCAGCAGAAACATCAGCACGGAGACTTTCGATAGTCGAGTTAGCATCAGCAAGCTCCTTTGTGTATCTGGCGTCAAGTTCTGCTACGTCACGTTGACGCTTCTGCATATCAGCGATGATGGATGTGGCTTTGTCGCGCTGGGCTTTGTAGGCGATGGCGTTATCCCGGTAATGATTAACAGCCCATGACAGGCAAACGATGATGCAGATAACCAGAGCGGAGATAATCGCGGTGACTCTGCTCATACCTCAATCTCTCTGACCGTTCCGCCAGCCTCTTTGAATTTTGCAATCAGGCTGTCAGCCTTATGCTCGAACTGGCCATAACCAGCGCCCGGCAGTGAAGCCCAGATATTGCTGCAACGGTCGATTGCCTGACGAATATCACCGCGGTCAATCATCGGTAAAGCGCCACGCTCTTTAATCTGTTGCAGTGCCACAGCGTCCTGGCTTTTCGGAGAGAAGTCTTTCAGGCCAAGCTGCTTGCGGTAGGCATCCCACCAACGGGAAAGAAGCTGGTAGCGTCCGGCGGCTGTTGATTTGAGTTTCGGATTTAGCGTGACAAGTTTGCGAGGGTGATCGGAGTAATCAGTGAATAGCTCTCCGCCTACAATGACGTCATAACCATGATTTCTGGTTTTCTGACGTCCGTTATCAGTTCCCTCTGACCACGCCAGCATATCGAGGAACGCCTTACGTTGATTATTGATTTCCACCATCTTCTACTCCGGCTTTTTTAGCAGCGAAGCGTTTGATAAGCGAACCAATCGAGTCAGTACCGATGTAGCCGATAAACACGCTCGTTATATAAGCGAGATTGCTACTTAGTCCGGCGAAGTCGAGAAGATCACGAATGAACCAGGCGATAATGGCGCACATCGTTGCGTCGATTACTGTTTTTGTAAACGCACCGCCATTATATCTGCCGCGAAGGTACGCCATTGCAAACGCAAGGATTGCCCCGATGCCTTGTTCCTTTGCCGCGAGAATGGCGGCTAACAGGTCATGTTTTTCTGGCATCTTCATGTCTTAGCCCCAATAAGGGGATTTGCTCTATTTAATTAGGAATAAGGTCGATTACTGATAGAACAAATCCAGGCTACTGTGTTTAGTAATCAGATTTGTTCGTGACCGATATGCACGGGCAAAACGGCAGGAGGTTGTTAGCGCGACCTCCTGTCACCCGCTTTCACGAAGATCATGTGTAGAAGGCCGCAGCGTAACTATCACTGATGAATTCAGGATAGCCAGTGGATACGGCTCAGTTATGGTGCTGGTTAACGGACTTGAACCGCTACCCATTCGCTTACAAGGCGACCGCTCTACCATTGGAGCTAAACCAGCATGTTTGGCGGGACAGCGTGGACTCGAACCACGATAAGAAGGTTAACAGCCTTCCGTAATGACCTTTATACGACTGACCCAAATAAAAAAAGCCACCGTTGCAACTTAAGAGTCACTAACGGCAGCTTATGCGAATAGTGTTGCTCATTTGCTCAATGATGTCAACACGTTCTATGCTACATGTTTAATTTTCTCTACACGTTTCCGGTTTTTAAACGCACCATCCAGAACAGGGTAAATCATAAACAACGAGGAATTGAGGATTTCGTCAACTTCCCGGCGACAGGTTGCGAGCGATGGTTTTTGAATGCGCCCGCCGCCCCGGCATAACATCTTGCGAGGTCTTGCGACGCGATGATAGTAAGATGCAATGGCGTGCTTGGAAGAGCCGTGGGCGTAGTAACTGAGGAGGATGCCAAAGGCTTTCTTGTCAATGTACATGACGGAATCGACGACCTGAGAAATCAACATTCCATCATCATCATTACACATTGGCCTTGTCATAACTCTTCCCGGCTCTACGCTCTCCATGAACTTCGCTATTACGCTGCTCATGCGCTTTTCCAGACGACCTGAATAAACCCATGCGCCCCACAGTTCAAGCCATCCATTCAGCCAATCGTGCTGCTCTTTGGTGAGGTTTAGTTCTCTTATGCTCATCGTCTTCCCCTCTTGCCCTGTTTGACCATCAGGACGCCGTTAACTATTACGTGACGCTCGCCTTTGCTGTCTCGGTTGTACTTGAGCACTGTTCCTCTTGCGCAGGAAAGCATCCTCGCCACTTCGGTCTGATTTCCTCGTGTCTGGATAAGAAGCTCTGGTATCGTTTGAATTGTGGCGTTCATACGTTCTCCAGTTCGGTGATTTTTATTCCAAGCCGTCCGCCTGGTACTTTCACACCACGAATTACGTGAATGTCATCGAATTGCTCGTCGTCTTCCGCAAATCCGGCGTGGATAAGGGAGTCGAGTAAACCCTTCAGGATGTTATCGAGGTCGCGGCGGCGGGAGTCTGGAACGTCTGCGATGACTTTGATGCGGAGTCGTGATTTGGTGAAAATGTCTAACTTAAGTTGGCGGATGATTTGCTGAACGTCTTTTCGGTATTTCTGGCCTTTATCGCTGATGTAGTATTGACTTCCCCGTCTTCGCCAGTAGGTATTCACCGACGGCGGGTATGGAAGCACAAACTGATATTCGTTCATTGGACAAACACCCTCCCATTGTTAACCAATTTTTTAAGGGTAAGCACAATGGCCCGATCCATTTCAGCCCTTCGCTCTTCCCTGCTCATATCTCTCCCATTATCAATTCTTGAATGACAATCAACACATAGCGCAGCAGTAAGGCAATCATCTACTTTAATCCCAACCCCCTTCCCTTCATTTCTGTGAGCGGCCTGAACTCCGTATCTTCCGCAAAGAACGCAAAATTCAATATCCCTGACTGCCTGAAGCCATTTTTTGCTTCTAAACATCAATCCCCTCCAAAAAACGTCGGTACGCTGATTTGTTTTTTATGTTGCACACTGTCTGCGCACAAACACCAAATTCTTTGGCTATATCTCTGTATTTGCCTTTTGATTTATATATTGATTTCACTTGTTCTGGCGTTAGTTTGCAGAAGTGATGATTAAACCCATGAACAAGCAATCCGGAATCAAATCCATGTTTCGCATTTTCTGTTCGCGTTACCCACTCAAGATTTTCAACTTTATTATTAAGTTTATTTCCATCCTTGTGATTAACTTCCGGTTTGCCATCTGGGTTATCAATAAATACTTCTGCAACAATTCTGTGAACCATTTTATATGATGGTCTTTTCCCGCCACCTGGATACAGACCGACAAATGCATATCCTCCTGGTTTAATGCCATGAGATAATTTTTTTGATTTACGGCATGAAATGATGTCTCCATTTTCAGTTACTTTATATATACCCTCAAAGCCGGGGATATCTTTTTCTTTAACATCACTCATCGTCTTCTTCCTCGTACATTGAGCTATTCGGATCGCTCATCAGTTCTGCGCAGCAGTGCTCACACACGTGAACTTCCAGCACATGCAGCTTCTGACCGCAGTTAGCGCACGTTAAAGCTCGCTCGACGCTTTCTTTCTGGTATTGAAGGGTTTGTGATGGGCTAAGCATTATTGACGTCCTGCATCATGAGGAAGACAATCATGGCGGCACGGAGTGGATTGTCATATGCGACACCAACATTCGGTCCGGCATCATCAAACAATTCCCTTGCGTTGTCTGTAGCGCACGGCATTGAGGGATTGTCTAAAATTATGCTGATGTTGTTTTCAGTGATAATCGGCCATGCGTCTGCTGGGTTTGCGCATGGGTTAAAGGATCCGCGCTCAACCTCTACTTCAACTGCGTCTCCGTTTACAATGTCTCCCTCAAATGAGATAAACACCATCGCGCCATTCTCACCTTCTTTGTAATCCGGTGATCCGTTATGAATGGCTTCGAATACCGCCACGTTAATTTCAAAATCACTTAACTGTGAATAATCCATTGTCATTTCCTCGCACGATGTCTTAGCCACCGGATATCCCACAGGTGAGCCGTGTAGTTGAAGGTTTTTACGTCAGATTCTTTTGGGATTGGCTTGCGTTTATTTCTGGAGCGTTTCGTTGGAAGGTATTTGCAGTTTTCGCAGATGATGTCGGTGATACTTCGTCGCTGTCGCCTCATGCCGCCCTCCTGACGCCCTGCCCGATCGCCATCAATGCCGCTTTGGATACGGTAGTAAACATCCGTCGAGGACTGATGAGCGGGCGCCAAATCAGCAGCATTGAGCCTTTGCTGTTTCCCTTCTTCTCCAGCCCCGTCGATGGTTCGATAAAATTAATCCGTCCATCAGTGATGATGCGAACTTCGTCAACGCTCTCCAGAGCCTTGCTGAACCATCCGACTGACATATCCTCTGGCACAAGCATAACTACCGTCTGTCGCTGTTGTATGCACTGCTCAGCGGCTTTTTCCACCCACGGCCTGATATTGCTGTACGGTTGGTTATTCCAGATTGCACCGTGGCTTACCCACTCAGAATTGAGCGCGTCGTCGGCCTCAGTTAGCCAGTGAGCACACAGAGCATTTTTGTCGCTCGCTGCCGAATCCAGCCAGAATCCAAACTCAATATCCAGTGCATCAAAAAGCCAAAGCGGCGTTTGCCAGCAGTCCTTGTCGTGTGCTGGCGTATTTGATTTGATAGTCATGCAGCCCGATCTCCCCATCTCGCTTTCCACTCCAGAGCCAGTCTCGCTTCGTCTGACCACTTAACGCCACGCTCTGTACCGAATGCCTGTATAAGCTCTAATAGCTCCGCAAATTCGCTTACACGCATCCTGCTGGTTGACTGGCCTATTACCACAAAGCCATTCCCGGCAAGGTTAGGAACAACATCCTGCTGCTTTAATGCTGCGGTAAACACACACTTCCAGCTTTCTGCATCCAGCCAGCGACCATGCCATTCAACCTGACGAGAGACGTCACCTAAGCAGGCCCATAGCTTCCTGTTTTGGTCTAAGCTGCGGTTGCGTTCCTGAATGGTTACTACGATTGGTTTGGTTGGGTCTGGAAGGATTTGCTGTACTGCGTGAATAGCGTTTTGCTGATGTGCTGGAGATCGAATTTCAAAGGTTAGTTTTTTCATGACTTCCCTCTCTAACAGATTTCAGGTTATTCCACTCCGTTACCGCACTGCGATAATTCGCGGCCGCCACAGCAGCGTGGTTAGCGCAGTAGATTTGGCACCCGTTCTCCATGTCGAATATTGTCGGTGATTTTCCGCATTTACATTTTTTGGCACGCGGTGCGTCTGAACACATTCCGTTAACGGTGTCCATCAGGATCCCCCTCGCTCTTAATCCAATAAAAAAGGGCTACTGTGTAAATAGCCCCTGTTATTATCTCAGTGATGTAGATGGTCATCAGAATCCTCCTTTCTTCTTGGACTGCGGTTCCTCGCGTTCACGTCGGCGCATTTCAGCAGACTGTTGGTCTGTGTCATAAATAGCGCCATTTGCCTGAATGCAATACACCGTGCCGGTATTGCCATGACGATTGAGACGAAGGATTAGTTCGGTTTCACCAGGTGGAACACTGTCATCAAAAGCGCCTTCACGATGGATCCCAACCCAATAATCGCAATCCTGTTCAATCTGCCCTGTATCTCGTGAGTCACTTGGTAATGGGCGTTTATTGGTTCGGCTTTCCAGTGCGCGGTTAAGCTGCGTCAGAAGCACAACAACGCAATCAAGCTCTTTGGCAAGGTTCTTCAGTCCTTTGGTGATCATGCCGTAAGCAAGGTCGTTGCGATCGGCCTTCTCAGCGGTCATTAGTGTCAGGTAATCGACCAGAATCATGCCAACACATCCTTTTTCTCGCTTGATTCGACGGCTTTCGCTGACGATTTGAGCCAGAGATAATCCCGGCGTGTCGTCGATGTAAAGCAGGTCGATTTCACTCAAGCGATTGGCTGTTTCGATCGCCCTGTTGAAGTCACCATCGTAATCACCCTGATAGCCGTCATCAGCGTCATTTGTCGCCGGAAGGTAAAAAATATTCGGGTTAACACCAGACTTCTGCCCTACCAGTTTTTCCAGTATCTGATCACCTGGCATTTCAAGGCTGAACATCAGAGCGGGCTTTTTCTCATGCACTGCGCAGTTGATTGCCATCTGGCTGTATAGCGTCGTTTTCCCCATCTTAGGGCGAGCGCCAATGACGAACAGAGAGCCTTTCACCAGACCTTTCGGTGACAGCATCCTGTCCAGCGATGGTATTCCTGTGCTCATTCCTCGTTGTTCACCTGACGGGTCAAATCGCTTCTCAAGGTCGCTAACCCAGTCTTCCATGACCTCACCAAATGAGCGAAGGCCGCGACGCGATCCGGTTTTTGCATGGTCTGTCAGTTGCGTGAAAATCGACTGAATAGCTTCGTACTTCTGTGTTGCAGTCATTCCGTTGCGGGAATAGAGCAATTCCGTCGCTTCAGTCATGCGGTTGATGGCGTAGCGTTCCATTGCGGTTTCACGAACCTGCATTGCATAGGCAACGATGTTTGCTGCGCTTGGCGTGTTCTTTGCGATCTCAGCGATATAAGCAAAACCGCCAACAGACGCCGTTAACGATTTACGCTCCAGTTCATCGAAAAGCGTCAGGCCATCTACTGGCTTTTGCTCCCGGTGCATTCTGGTTATTTCTTCGAAAAGGATTTTGTGTGGTCGGCTGTAAAATGAGTCAGGCTTCAGCATCGCCAGAACCTTCTGGACGCGCTCACTGCTGTCATCATCCAGAAGCAATCCACCAATCACCGCCTGCTCTGCCTCGATGCTATGGGGCGGCGCATAAAAATTATCGGTCATCGTGTTCACCCTCACGAACTTTCAGGTAGGTATTATCGTTAAGCAGGAAATCAAATCCCTTTTTGTGCCAGACGGTTCCGCGCTGATGGTTTGGGCGCTCTTCGAACATCCATCGGCAATTTTCGCCTACGTAGCTCAAATAATTTCTCCAGTCCTGCATCGTGAAACCATGCCCGTCAAGCTGTCGGGTTATCACTCCGGCTTTGCGCCAGAACGTTCGGATCTGGTTTTTACGCTTGTCATTCAGTGCGCGGATTCTTGGCGCTTCAGGAAGGATTTCGTGGTAAGCATCGACAACATCCTGACAGCTAACGGAAGGTTTTTTCTTGTCAGACTTTTTGTCTGCTGTGGCACTCTCTAATACGTCAGTATTAGAGATATTATTTATATTATTGTTTATGGACAACCGTTGGACAACCGTTGGACAATCTCCGCTGAGAGCCGCGCCATTACTGGTGTTTGCGTTGGACAACCGTTGGACAACCGTTGGACAATTTTTTGCCTGAAAATCGTCATATTTAACGATTGTAAACAGGCTAAATTTCTTCCCCATCGAGCAAATATTAAGCATACCTTTCGACTCAAAAGTCCGTAATAAGCTCCGAACTTTGTTGTCGGGGATGAATGTTTCTCTGACCAGCGACGGGCGTCCAGTTATCATCTGACCGCGATCAACAGTTATCGGACCGATATCCGTATTGACGACAGTAGATTCGTGATTAGCCTTGAGGATTAAGTGAAGCCAAAGATGTACTGCCTGAGAGTCCTTATAGAGCCTGCTGTCCATAAACTGGCGGTGTATAGAGACATACCCCATACTGGATGCCTCCTGATGTTGTACAGGGTTATGCCTGTAATCAGCTAATTTAACGACGCCCATGTTTCACTCCTGCTTTGGCTAGTCTGTAAACACCAACAAGGCGCTCTGCGAACGCCCTGTTATTTGCTGCGGCTACCACTAATCCCTCAGGTGAATCAGGGTGTCGAATCTCTTCTTTTTCCTGGTATTTCTTACGACGTTTTGTCATAATTACTCCTGTGGATTGATCCAGTCTTTCTACATTAGGCCTCGAAGAATTCGCCGTTCTTCGGGGCTTTTTCTTTTGTCAGCATTCTGGCTACTTGCTTAGCCAGTTCCGCCAACTCCTCGTCTTCAACACCCCATTCAAGAACAGCCAGAAGCATTCCCATTTTGGGGATGAAGCTGTCTTTCCATCGCGAAATTTGCGATTCATTAATCCCTAACGCGTCGGCCACCTTTCGCTGACCACGTACAGCAATTCGATTCAGGATGTTGCTTGTAATTGCATTCGCTTTCTTGCGAGTACTTGTAAGTTGCATATGTAAGTATTTCCTTAGATAACAATTGATTGAATGTATGCAAATAAATGCATACACCATAGGTGTGGTTTAATTTGATGCCCTTTTTCAGGGCTGGGATGTGTAAGAGCGGGAATGTCTTAAGCGGCTTTTCCGCGTTTAGTTCCGTACTGTAACCAAACCGGATCACAGTTAAGCGCCATAGCAATCTCAAACAAGAAGCGCGGTCGCTTGGTTACTCCAGCTTCAATCAGTTGAATTGATTGCTGTTTAACACCGGCTTTGGTTGCCAGTTCGGTTTGCGTCATTTTTAACGCAATTCGCCTCTTCTTGAGGCGTTCAGAAAGAGTTTGCATATCGCCTCCATCAACAAACTTTCTTGTATTTTCATACAATGTATCTTGTTTGTCAAATACAGTTTTTCTTGTGAAGATTGGAGGTAAATAACAGAGGTGGCTTATGAGTATTTCTTCCAGGGTAAAAAGCAAAAGAATTCAGCTTGGACTTAACCAGGCTGAACTTGCTCAAAAGGTGGGGACTACCCAGCAGTCTATAGAGCAGCTCGAAAACGGTAAAACTAAGCGACCACGCTTTTTACCAGAACTTGCGTCAGCTCTTGGCGTAAGTGTTGACTGGCTGCTCAATGGCACCTCTGATTCGAATGTTAGATTTGTTGGGCATGTTGAACCCAAAGGGAAATATCCATTGATTAGCATGGTTAGAGCTGGTTCGTGGTGTGAAGCTTGTGAACCCTACGATATCAAGGACATTGATGAATGGTATGACAGTGACGTTAACTTATTAGGCGATGGATTCTGGCTGAAGGTTGAAGGTGATTCCATGACCTCACCTGTAGGTCAAAGCATCCCTGAAGGTCATATGGTGTTAGTAGATACTGGACGCGAGCCAGTGAATGGAAGCCTTGTTGTAGCCAAACTGACTGACGCGAACGAAGCAACATTCAAGAAACTGGTTATAGATGGCGGGCAGAAGTACCTGAAAGGCCTGAACCCTTCATGGCCTATGACTCCTATCAACGGGAACTGCAAGATTATCGGTGTTGTCGTGGAAGCGAGGGTAAAATTCGTATGATCAGGATTGCGGCGCTACTCTCAATACTATTAACTACCAGCGCCAATTCTGAATGCTGGATTGTCACAAACCTGCACGGGTACGGGGCAATGAATGGCGATCGTTACGACTTTACAAAAGACAGCACGGAAGATTCCGTTTTCCACATAACAATTAATGGTGATAAATCATCGGTTTATGAATCAATCACTGGCGTCTATCCAGAGATGAAATACACGGCTTTGTCATCGAACACTATGGTAGGAGAATACCAGTCTGGTGGCGGAATAACCGTTGAAACTTGGTCAATCACTACAGACAAAAAAGCTCTTTACTCCAAAGTAATGAATATCCCGGGCATGCAGCAACTTACATCAACCAAATCCTTTGTTGGTGATGTAGTCGGAACCTGCAACCACTAATCCCCACCTCAATCTCAGTAACCCAAAAACAAACTATTTTCCGTTTAAAAACAATGGAGTTTGTTTTTTGCACCTCCATTTACAATATTTCTTGTTTACAACATACAATCTTTCTTGTAATTTTAAGCCATCAGCAGGACGCACTAACCACCATGAAGGTGACGCTCTTAAAAATTAAGCCCTGAAGAAGGGCAGCATTCAAAGCAGAAAGCTTTGGGGTGTGGTGAAGCCAGCTAGTCACTGGCAAGTGCTTACCTACTGTTGAGCGGTGAAGCGCTCCCAACGCTAGCAATAGCGTGGACGAGATGGGGAGCCGCGGGCGATAAGGCCGCCATAACGCGCACGTTGTCGCATGGAAAAATCGCTGGGGTGCCGGTTATACCCCTCCGAATGAGACTCAACAAGCTGGAGCTAGACTACCAGCCACCACACCACCAAAGCTAACTGACAGGAGAATCCAGATGGATGCACAAACACGCCGCCGCGAACGTCGCGCAGAGAAACAGGCTCAATGGAAAGCAGCAAATCCCCTGTTGGTTGGGGTAAGCGCAAAACCAGTTAACCGCCCTATTCTCTCGCTGAATCGCAAACCGAAATCACGAGTAGACAGCGCACTGAATCCGATAGACCTTACGGTGCTGGCTGAATACCACGAACAGATTGAAAGCAACCTGCAACGTATTGAACGCAAGAATCAGCGCACATGGTACAGCAAGCCACGCAGTGAAATGGGTGTGACTTGTGTTGGTCGCCAGAAAATGAAATTAGGTAGCAAACCACTTATTTGAGGTGAGATATGGAATTTCATGAAAGTGCGATTTGTGATTTTCGCGCTAACGCAAATTCAGTAAAACCACAGCCAATTGCAGTTCTTTTTAAAACAATGGGTGCGTGGGCTGTTTTATGCTTCGCCGCTGATGACACTGACGCAAGAATGGCAATAGGCCAAGAGATGGAGATGGACCCGACAAACGATGAATTCATAATTTATGGCGCTCCATCTAATTACTTACTTGATACCTGCAACATTTACAATAAGGCTGCCTGATGGTGGCCTTTATTTTTGGCCGTAAATAATAGAGGTGAAGATGAACGCAGTTGAATTTACAAAATGGATGGCAGAGCAAGATATCACAGGAGCCGACGAAAAGGCTGTGTACTACATGGCTCTGCTATGGATTCACAAAGCAAAAGAGGCTGCAAATGCTCTTGGAGGTGAGTGATGAAAGTAAAAATAACTGCTTCTAATACCAGTTTTATTAGTGTTGGTGATATTACAGAAGTAATAACAAACCATGATGGAACACAAGTTATGTGGTCTGATTTTTGTAAAAGATATGAGCGAGTTAGTTGGTGTAAAAACGTATGGGGAGTCGAATACGAAGAATTACCTGAAATGCATGACGAATAAGCACTGTGTATTCATTCCAACGAGTGAATACACGGAGCAATGTCGCTCGTAACTAAACAGGAGCCGACTTGTTCTGATTATTGGAAATCTTCTTTGCCCTCCAGTGTGAGGGCAGTTTTTTTTGACGGAGTAAACGATGATAAAAACTGATTACCCTGCAGATCTTAAACAAAAAGTAATAACAGCAATTAAATGCTCTTTTATCTCATGTCGTACAGATGAAGAACGATATGTCGTTGAGTGTGCAATTGTCGAGTTTCTCACAGCGATGGAATTTACCGCTGCAGAATCAATAGATGTATTAAAGCAATCAGACGGAAATGATATTGAAACGGATGATGTTATTGACCGACTAATAAAATCATTCGAAGAAGAAATAGAGTAGCCGCCTGAGCGCGGCTTTACCGCATACCAATAATGCTTCACGAGAGGCATTTTCGTTATGCAATCAAATATAAGGAGTTACCCATGATGCACTTTCAGCTCGCGGGTAGCGGCGTCATGTCCGCTTTCTACCCGCACGAATCTGAATTATCACGCCGAGTTAAACAATTAATCAGAGCAGCAAAGAAACAACTGGAGGCGTTATGCGCAATGAAATAGCCATCAATCACCAGATGCTTCGTGCTGCACAGAACAAAGCAGTAATAGCCAGATTTATTGGTGATTCCAAAATGTGGCTTGAAGCAAATAAAGCGATGAAATCAGCTATCAACCTTCCGTGGTATCGCAGGAAATGAGTTTTACAGATAACTGGTCAGACGAAGAATTCATTCGTCAGATGAAAGAATTAATCGGTAACGAAGGAGATATTCATGTCACTTGCAACCACAGTGAAGGAGAGCAAGTTACAGAGGCGCATGTACACGCAGAAAGCTCTCTGGTATCGCCATAATGGTGACCGCGAAGGAATGCGGGTATGCCTTAACTTGTCCCGAGTCGAAGTATTAAATCAGCGTTATTTCCTTGGGCCGTGTCCATTCTGAGAACAATCATATGAGCAAAGAATTTTACGCAAGACTGGCAGCTATTCAGGAGAATCTGAACGCGCCAAAGAATCAGTACAACTCATTCGGTAAATATAAATACAGAAGCTGCGAAGACATTCTTGAAGGCGTTAAGCCGTTACTGAATGGCCTGTTTTTATCAATCAGCGATGAAGTTGTGTTGATTGGTGATCGGTATTACGTGAAAGCCACGGCAACTATTACCGATGGCGAAAACAGCCATACGGCAACCGCTCTTGCACGAGAGGAAGAAAGCAAGAAAGGAATGGATTCTGCACAAGTTACGGGAGCTACAAGCTCTTATGCACGCAAGTATTGCCTCAATGGTTTGTTCGGCATTGATGATGCGAAAGATGCAGATACAGACGAGCATAAACATCAGCAGAACGCAGCAGCAAAGCAATCAAAACCATCACCTACATCTGAACAGGTTCTAAAAGCATTCACTGACGCAGCAATGCAGAAAAACACCGTGGAAGATCTTAAACAGGCGTTCGCCAAAGCGTGGAAGATGCTCGAAGGCACACCGGAGCAGCACAAAGCGCAGGACGTTTACAACATCAGACGAGACGAATTAGAAGGAGCGTCTGCTTAATGGCACATTCGATTACTGTAAGACTAAACAAGCCCGCAAGAGAGTTTCAGGCCGGGGAAAATATCGGATTCAACATCCGTGCTGGCGTTCAGTATTACGATCGCCAGACAAAAAAGAAAGAATGGACAAACTACAGCGCCGTTGTATTTGCCAAGCCGGGAGCGCAAGCGGATTACTACCGTAGCGTTCTTGTTGAAGGTGGCATTGTGGAAATTACCGGAGAAAACATCAGGGTTGATGTTTATCAGGGGCAAAATGGTCAATCAATCACTCTTGAATTACTGAATGCAAAGATTGGATTTGCAGCTTCAGGAAATGGCCCGCAGCAGCAAAGTAGTAACCAGCAGAACACTCCTGTATACGACGATTCCATCCCATTCTGATTCAGAAAAATAAGGATTTAATCATGCCAGCGCCTCTGTATGGTGCGGATGACCCGCGCCGCTGTTCCGGCAATTCCGTATCGGAGGTGCTGGATAAATTCAGAAAAAACTACGATCGGATAATGTCGCTACCGCAGGAAACGAAAGAGGAAAAGGAATTTCGCCATTGTATATGGCTTGCAGAGAAAGAAGAGCGCGAGCGAATTTACCAGACATCAATCCGACCATTCCGCAAAGCAACATATACCCACTTCCCTGAATATATCGACCAGCGCCTGCGTAATTACCGCTCACGTTATGGCGCTATCAGTAATGACTGAGGAATTAACAATGAAAACAATGAAGCTAAACATCGACCTCGGCAAATACGTTATTACCGGAACCAAACACGACCTGATTCTTAGCGAAAGAGGAATTATCAAAGAAGGTGAGAATGCAGGGAAAGAAACACTAAGCCGTATCGGTTATTACAGCAAGTTTGAGCATCTGGTTAAAGAGTTATGCAACCGTGAAATCCTGTTATCTCAGGCGCAGACGCTACAGGATATTCAGCAGCACATCGAGACATTAGGTGTGTCACTTAGCATGGCTATTGACCAGTTCGGTAATGACTCCAACTTATTGATAGTGTTTTATGTTCAGATAATGCCCGATGACT